TCTTCGTTCCTTTCGCCGAGTTCCTTAATAAGATTTCCTTGTAAATCGTATTCTCGGGTCCACACCTTGCTATCATGACTAAGATTCTCGCTCATCATGGATGAGGGATATAGTGAGGCGTAATCCACACACGCCACTGGATTATCTAGATACAAATCGCACTTTGGCTCTAGAACAATCGCGCCTTCGTAGCCTTCTTGGTCGCCCTCTTTTTTCTCAATGACGGGCATCAGTGTGCCTTTTTCTCGGCATTTCTTGGCCACATAGCTCGTGAGCTTAATTCCCTGACCACGCATCACGAGGAAATTAATAGGCACGCTACAGATTTTTGCCATTTCTACGAATCCTGTCATGACATCTACCTTATTCGTTAAATAGTGAACCAAGTTGCAATCCTGGATACAGTATTTCGCAATGACGGAACGGTCTTCATCTGTGCCATTCGTCATGCGGAAAATATCTTTCGGTGTAACATCATCCTTGGCCATGGTCCAACGGACTTTCTTTGTGAAATCCGGATTCAAATCGCCATTGACAATAAAAGTTCCGTTGGCCTTATCCACTGATAGCACTTTGAACTTTCGCCCGTCTTCATAATACTCTGTAGTATGTCCTATTTCTTCAATATGAATATAACTTTCCACTTGCAAGCCGGTAAGGTTGATACTGGTAATCTTAGTCATTCCTGCTGGCTCTTTTGTCAGCGTTTTTACATAGTCGCCAATAAAATGGCCGGCTACATAATCCAACTTATACGAGACCAGATTCTCCTCCCTGCGAAAGTGATTGAGAAGATCTATCTGCAGACGACCCGGAATTTTTACAAAATTCAAATCATATTGCCCACTAGCAATGGCGAGACTGCTTTCTTCTATTTTGTATTTGCCAGTTTCTTGGCATATAGTGCCACATATCTCGCCTTTGTTTCTAGAAAGCTTTAAGAATTCCTCTACGCAATCTGTCTCTTCAGCCCGGCAAAACATAAACTTGTAATCAAACCCGAAGATATTATAACCGATAATGATGTCGGGATTTTCTCTTTGAATAATATCTCGCCAAGCTAGGAGCAAATCTTTTTCTGTTTTGCATAACTGGATTTCGGCTCCTTTGACTTGGTCACTGGTTCCTAGGACAGCGCAATGGTTTAGATACGGTTCTTGTTCGCCTGATTTAAGGAAAGTGGAACCGATAAAGGTCACCTTATCGCCTTCTAACTTTGGGAAAATGGCATTTAACGAGGCATTGATTTCATTAATCTTCGCCTCTCTCGTAATCGTTGATTTATTTAGAATGTCTGAGATAACACGCTTTTTAATAACGGGTTTTACAAGCTTCTTGTAAGTTGCTTTTATTCCATTATTATTATTGTCATCGTCATTGCCATCATCATCATTATTGCCATCTTTGCAAAAGTTTGTTTCTGCTGCTCCAGAATCATCTTGCTTCTCCGTCATCTTTTCAAATATGGACTCAATTGATGTCTGTGATTGAAATTCTTGGTCGTTGATAACAAGCTCGGTATTTAACCAAGTGTCGATTAGGGTTTCCAAAGCTTGTTTGTTCTTCGGCGGATTTAGTGGGAATACCAGGTCTATTTTATCATCTGGAACAGTATAACCGAACGCTGTTAACAAGATATAGGTTAACGATTTCTTCAAATCTTCCTCATTAATATTGTTATTGAAATCATCGAAATAATCAACAATATTCGTGGCCAACTTTTTATAGGTCTTTACTGGAATGGGAAAATCTCCATGACTACTACTTGCCTCAATATCAAAACTACATATTTTATAAGGCACTCGTGCCTCTTTCTCATTCATTGGAATAATATGTTTGTAATCTATCCTGTATTCATACTTACACGTTGTTGTCTTTACATTTCCCTTGGATAAGGCAACTTTCTTCATCGGTATAGAAACCCAACCCGATGGACTAATGTCTTTAATATGAAAGAAACGTAGTAAGGGCGGAATATTGGATTCATATAGGAAGGTAGCAGTGTTCTTGAACTTGTAGCCACCAGGCAAGAGCTTATGAGTTTTCACATTATACCACAGGTTCTTTACTTTGTTAAAGGTTGGCATATTGTTAAAGTGAAAGACTAGGAACTTGTGTTCTTTTCCACCGTCAAAACCATAAAGCTTCTTTCGTTTAATGAGCTTGCATTCTACAAGCGAATCCTCATAGTAATTGCCTATTTTTGCCTTAATAACATCTATGAATTGCTCTTTTAGAGATTTGTTCCAAGTATCGTCCACTTTTACATAGAAGAAAGGTCTGAAATTCTCGGCTAGAATAGAACAGGTTTCGCCTGATTCATTGATGCCAAACATTTGAATCATAAATTTAGCTTGGTCTTTAAAGACCTTCTTACCTTTTTTATCTGAATCACTACTTTTCTCACCTTCATCTTCTTCATCGGGGTCCCTCTTTTCATTATACACATGAAAGTCAAAGAGTCGAAAGCTCTGTTCTAGCATCCTGGAGTTATTCTACTGTATTATATCAATATATCCGTTAACTTTAATTCAATTTTATTTATTATAACAAATAACAAATAACATTATTTCCTAGATTTCCTAGATTTCCTAGATTTCTTAGATTTCTTAGATTTCTTTGATTTTTTAGATTTCTTAGATTTATTAGATTTCTTAGATTTATTTCTTCTTCCGCCATATATTGAGCATCTATAAGCATCGCTTACTTCTCCTCTACACATAGGACAAGTAAGTGACTGACGTAACCAAGGAATAATACACGCTTTATGAAAAATATGTCCACATCTAGCATATCCCGACGGTAACACAGTATTGGCCACTACTACACTAGTTGCATCGTTAGGTGCTTGACAGATAGGACAATCAACTTGTGGTTCACTTATAGCGGTATTTATTGATTCCGGGTGAGAAGCTACACCATCGGGAAAATCATCAGCGTTATCCATTGCGTCATCATACGCAGCTTGCATCCCAGGATCTAAGACTCCTCGACTTGCCTGAAATAAAGCTCTAGCCTCATTTAATGAATTTTCTCTGTTTTCAAGAAAGTCAAGTGTATTTTGTTGAAATATCGCTGCTCGTTGAGGTGTATTTGGATTAAGAGGCCTAACATACTCTTGGGCTGGTGAAGAAGGTCCTGAAGACATGATTTATATTATAGCTAAATATTTTATTTTTATTTTTACTTTTAGTAAAAGTAAACCAATTATAATATAATAAATAGGTAAATAACTATGAGCAAACCAATTCAGGCGATTGCTGTGTTTGATTGCAAGAAGATAAAGGGGACAGTTCTATTTACAGAGGATTTAAAGAGTGGCACCGTTATCATTGATATTGACATATCTGGCTTAAAAAAAAGCACTAGTCACGGTTTTCATGTCCATGAGGCTGGGGATTTGACCGACCAATGCACTAGCATGTGTGCGCATTTTAATCCTTATGGGAAAAAACATGGTGGTCCCAATGATAAAGAGAGACATATAGGTGATTTGGGAAACTTAGAAACAGACGCATACGGCAGAGCAAGGTATAGAATGGTAGACAATATGATTAAACTTCGGGGTTCCAAAGCGAATATTCTTGGAAGAGGCTTAATCATTCATGCTGACCCAGATGATTGTGGGAAAGGCGGATTCCCAGATAGTCTTACTACAGGACACGCTGGTAAACGCATTGCTTGTGCTGTTATCGGTTATTCTAAGGGTATGTTCTAAAATCTCCTTCTTCTTGTCTTTTTCCCCTGTCTTTTACAATATTGTTTCTGAGAGAAACCTCGGGGTCTATTGCAGTTAATACTTCGCTTATATTTTAGCGACCATTTGCGTCGTTTTCCACCAACCTTTAGTTTAACATTATTAAGAGTTTCAATGAACTCGCTTTTTAGATCACGAGTTATAACACCCCAAATTTCTTCATCCTCTAACTTCATATGAGGTTCTATTAACAATAATATTTGTACGTATTTTTCACTATTTTTTAAATCAGGTCTGTTATATATTTCAGTAGCCTGATCCATTATTCTAACAGCTTCATCGCGTAAATCTAGAAGATGAAGGTCTGCAAAATTAGGGGTTTTGGATGTATCAAAAAACTCCGAAACTTCATATAACTGTGTTTCTAAGGCACCAGCCACACTGGCGTCTGCACTGTCTATAATATCTAGATGTTTACCCTTATCGGTCTCTTTAATAAACAGTCTAAATTTATCCATAAACTGAAATAGTGCAGGTGGTGGTGATTCTGTTACTTGTGGTGGATATTCTTGAAATCTAAATCCTATACGTTTCAATGATTCATAAGTAAGTCTAAATTCTTGGTCCATATTAGGACTTATACCAGCAAAAGATTTGTCCTTTTCCTCTATAATAGCCTGATATACAGGTCCTACTCTATCAAATATAGCAGCATAAACATTATATATATCTATAATACTACACTCTTTACCCAATTCACTAGGGTCTCTTGCTTCTGGTTTGCACGACGCTGGCAATGTACTATACAGCCTTACTAGTTCTGCTTTCGTCTCTTTCGTAAATCTTACTTTATGAAAATAAGAGGAATCAAGTAATTTTGTTGCTGCTTCACTAATACTCTTTAAATTCATTACTAGTTTCGGTTTTGTTTGATGGGTGTGTTCTTTCTCTGTAATAGAAGTGCCGAATGACGACGCTTGCATAAAATCATCTGTTAATTGAATAATTGTGCTAATCACATTTGAATCATTACCACCACCTCTTTTTGCTCTCATCTTTACTGTGCGCCCACCTTTCTTTGGTTTACCCGATTTACTATGTATCCAATTCGTAAAGACATCGAGGAGTCGACCTTCGCTAAATTCTTCCACCTTTTTATCGTGTATATAACGAAATGTAGGAACACCGTTGGGTTCCGACCCGGCATTCTGTAATTTGCTAAAGTCAGATGATACTATACGAGCTACAACGACATCTTTATTATGAGCGAAGGTTGATTTCAATCGGTCCCAAATAGGCTTCGTGGCTTCACAAGGAGGACATCCATTGGAAAATATCATCAAAAAGACGTGCTTATTTTCATGGATAGCCTTTTTCAAGCTTGCTAATCCTGAAGGTGAACCTGTATTTTTCTTTGAATCCGAATCACCAATGATAATAAATACCATTATTTATATATTATATAATGAGAAAAATAAATGTATATAAGTATTATAGTATGAACCACTATCCTATTTGTATTTTCTCTATTATCGTATTTTTAGCAGGACTCTACTTTTACGCGATTCAAGCAAATAAGTTGAAAGAAGGGTTCTCGGGTTCTGAAAGACGCTGTCCTAATATCCTAGTTCAAAAAGGAAAACGCCTTTACTTATACAATACTAAAATAGCAAAAGTCCCGGGTGTCAATCCCATTGAATTCGAGAATTTAGAAGATTATGTTGAATTTACAGAATGGCAGCGAAGTCAACAGATTAAATGTCCTATCTTGTATTTACAGCATTCATATGATGCCCAAGGTAACTCCGGATATAAAATAAGACCTGGTGCTACTGATTTGCGCGGTGGATTGCCACCCAGTTCTAATACAGTTTCTCAATTGGTAGATGCTACTCGCAATGATCCACCTTATAATCAAAATGTAGCTCCTGGATTTGACGCGTCTTCTTATTATGTAGGACGCAAAACCCCTTTAGATGAAATGAACCAGAGTGAAGAAGGACTTTTATATAGCCCCAATCCTATGGACCCTAATTGGGGTGGTAATGATTACACACAATCTTTGATTGACCAGGGTTACTATAAGGGTAATGAGGTGGCGATTAGAACAAACGTGTAAAATCTTGATTTATAAGAAGAATAAAAATAAATATATATAATAATAATGAATACATATAAATATTCACGAGGTGATACTCTTATTTATCAGGGTCGGAATATTACAATTGTTAATTCATCGCATGGTTTATATGATATAATTGAAGGTTGGATAGATATAGCTTATTTACCATATGATACTTTTTTACATGTAGATTCTACTGATATTGATGCTAATGCGTTAGTACCTTTTTCTACGATTGCCTTAGGTGCCGGTAGAAAAAGAAGCAGGAAATATAAAAAGAGTAAACGCACTTCTAAAAGAAGGCGCACTTCTAGAAAAAGAAGAAATTAATTTTATAAGAATAATAATATACTATAAAAATTTACTAATATTATAGTATATTATATGCCTGGCAATGAATTTACTTTTCCATTTGATACGTGTGAAACACCGAAAAAAGGAGCCATGGTAGCCCAACCCTGGTCCACTTTTTTCAATATTATCTCGTTTATCATCGTGTTTTATTTTCTTTTGCAAGCCAAATCATTACACGCGTTTCTTATTATTTTAGGCGTGGCAATATTTGACGCAAACCATATTTTTTCTCACTTTATGCACATTCAAAAGGGGTTCCAGGTAACCCTGGTGCATCTTTCGGCGTATTTTATTAACTTTTCGCTTCTTTACGGGCTATACAAGTTCTCTCATAAAAAGCTGACTACTTTCTTTATTGGACTCATTGGATTCATCATTGCGCTAGATATATATGCCTTTTTTAATATGGCATTCCTTTGGTATTTAGTTACACAGGTTATTTTCTTCCTTGTTATACTATACTATTACCGTGACTCTATTATAAAAATTATGGGATATACAAGAGCCATCGGCTTGCTATTCTTGACTAGTATTATTTATATGGCGTTCGTGAATGAAGCGGTTAATTGTAAAACTATGTTACAAATGTGGCCATCTTTTCCATTTCACGCCGTTGTTGAAGTGATTATCTTATTAGCAAATTACTTGTTTGTCTCTAGTTTTTACAAGATATAATTAATTCTTATCCACAAACTTCATGACGTTATCGAGAGAATCCAACGAACTATTGAGTGTATTTAACTTGGTTAGAGAAGCAATAACAGCATCCTTATTTGATGTATCAATATTTAACACTGTATCGAGCATAAGTGCTTTCACATAATCATCCATATTTAGAATCGTGTTCTCATAATCTGATCTGTATTTGCTAATTAATAGCACATCTAGTAACTTTGTTCCTGTTGTTTTTACAGAAGTGGCGTATGCTGATGCCTGACCGGCTTCGCCATTTGTAAACCCTTCTAGAGTATTATAGGGTTTTACATTGTTTTTATTCGGCCAATTCATTGCTAAATAAACAATGCATCCAACAACAATGAGTAATCCGACTATTTTTAATAAATCTTCGTTCATATATAGTATAAACAATGAAAAATTTTATTCTTTTTACCTTTTTAACCTTTTATAAAAAAGGTTAAAAACAATCAGTCAATAAATAATAATGAAAACTATGACGATTCGTTATTTTTATGAGACACAAGATGATGACTATCAATGTTGCATTGCTCAATGGAATGATAATGACAGCAGAATGATTTTTTTGGGAATAGGATTACCAGAAGAAAGGCAATTAAGTGCTCTTATTCAAGATATTCGAAATAATCCCCATAAGGATATCCTTGCCATAAGATTTTCAGATAAACAAGTTGTTACTAATAATGATATTGTAAAACAGCTGCAAAATGGCGAGGGAATTACCATTATAGATAAAGATGACATCTGGTATCCTAATGAAATCTGGATTTATATTCCTTTCTAGGCAATCAAGTAGTTCACAATAGTGGCTATCACCGTTTTACTAATCTTTCTCGTTTGTCCTGAAGCATTTGTATAATCAAGGTCTTTCAGACAATCCTTGTTCTCCTTTAGCGCGTGCACTAAGTTCGGCAAATTGGTATATTTTTTCATAATAGCCAAAGCAGTAATTGAGCTGATTCCAGGTATTTGACAAAGCATAATTTCCCCTATATTCTCCTTTGTAATATTTTCCTTTTTCACTCGTTTTACCACAGCACAATAATCCTTTTCATCTGGTTTATTGATTTCTTGTCCTAGCTCTTGCTCTTGCTCTTTCCCTTGCCCTTGCCCTTGCTCTGGCTTTTGCTCTGGCTTTTGCACGGGTTCTTTATAATAAAACTGTTTCCCATCAGCAAACGATTTTTCAATCTTATACGCCATATTGCAAATCATAATGGCAGATTCCTCCATATTGGATGAACGTATAACAGAAAACCCCTTAAATACTGTAATAGATGTCATTGCCGAATACAATGTCATTTTATCCATCTTACTTTTAAAGGCATTCACTTTATTCACGTCTCCTTCAATCAAATAAAATATATTATGATTCGGCATAGTGAGACCATTCAATCGATAACCCTGTTCTTCATATCGTCCATCCTTAATGCTCGCAGCCAAATCTCCAATACTTTTTCTCTCTATGATAACTTGTTGGATTCCCTGGAAAGAAAGAATAATATCACCTAGCTCCAATGGTTTTACAACAAGGGTAATCCCTTTACATGCGGGCATAATCTCCAAGAAGTGCTTAAGCATACCAATCAGTTCTCGTTCTCTTGTATCAACCCAAATTTCCATCTTATTAGTTATAGGTTAGTTGTTGCTATATTATTTTTTTGTTAAATACTATTATTTCCTATATCTCTTAGATTGTCTTCTATTCCTACTTTTTGTTTTTTTCCCAGCGGCTTGTATTTTTTGTTCTACCTCTTCAACCACATTATCCTTTGCTTCTATAATAACATCTTTGATTTCTTTTTGTAATACAGGATTATTATCTACTTTATTTGCAGTTGCTTCTTGCGTTATTTGAACTGATTTTGCTAATTCTAATTCTTTTTGTAGTTTAAGTAATTCTAGTTGTTCTTTAGCGAGTGCTGCTTCTTTTTGAATAGTGGATAACTCATTATTTCTCGCTATGTCCTTCATACGGATTTCCATTTCTGCTATTTTTCTAGAATTTCGTTCACTTAATGCTCTAACAACAGCTTTGGCTGGATAAACTATTAATGAGGTTAGTCCAACCAAAAAATCCTGGGCGATAGTTACTGAAGATTCGGCAATAACCTTAACGGCCCCGTGAACTAATTTCATGGAATCACCAACAGTTCCGGCAACTGGAGATGCGGTATTTTTTAATATTTGATTAAGCATATTTATACCATTTGTAGCTGTGCTTAAACTTTCCTTTGTAAGTGGTACGGAATGTTTAATAGCGTTTGAGGTAAAATCGAGTGCAGACGTTCCAACATTTGCACCAGAACGACCAGTGGTATCTAATATATAACTTGATAATTTTAAGCCTGATGAGCCTACATCAGCAGCAGAGTGACCAGTTGTATCTAACAAATGACTGGATAATTTTGCAGCAGATATACCTACACCCAACGTAGATTTTCCTAAATGAACCATAGTTCCAACAGTTTTAACAGCAATATCTCCAACATCTAAAACACTATTTCCAATTCTTAGAGCACCTAATGGTAACTTTCCGGTTTCAGAACCAATTTGTTTTACCAATTTAGGTATTCCACCTTTTTTATTTTTTCTAGTATATTTTTTTTTACGATTGTCTTTATAAATTTGGAGTTTCATTTTATAATATCTATATATTATTTATTTTTATTTGCTATGGATTACAATCTTGAGTTTAACACTTGAAAAATATAAATAAGAGAAATGTAAATAATAGAATGATAAATAAATTATTATTTTATTATTTTTACAATAAACATATATATCATATTTATCATATTTATCCCAACATACCAGAGTGGACAGCACGGTATCCGGTGACTTGAGTAGGGCGCTTAGTGCTGTGATACAAAGCAAAGGCCACGGTTTGGTTGCAGCAGCCGTGAGGAGCGCGACTCAAAAAGTTACCCATGTTTCCACGAGACCAGGACACACCATAATTAAGGATTCCGGCTTTCTTATCACCTCCAACAGAGCCTCCACTCTGTCCAGTTCTTCCGGTAATCTTATTAGCATTACGGGCGCGCCCAAATTGACTAGTCATCAAAGCCATTTTATATATATGCTATATAAAATAATTTTATCCTAAAGATTCTATAAAAACATATTAGAGAATTCGTAGTATATCTTATTATATAGGATAAATGGAAACAGAGAAGCTCATTCTTCACGACGATGATATTATTAAAACAGATGAGGGTTTGATTTTTAATCCCTTTAATCCTCTTAATGTGGAGATTACATTGAACGAAGTTCAATCTATTCTCACTAAATACGGTGTTCCCGGTCAGGTTGATAATTTGACACTTTATAAGCGTGCATTTGTTCACAGCTCTTACACAAAGCGTCCTCACTTTGAAAACTCCTTGCAAAATATTACAGTAGTAGATAGACCGCCGGATTGTATGCCGTTGAAAACCAAATCTAATGAGCGCCTTGAGTTTATCGGTGATGGAGTCTTGGAACTTATTACTAAATATTATTTGTATCGCCGTTTTCCTAAAGAGAATGAAGGGTTTATGACAGAAAAAAAGATTGCGATTGTGAAAAACGAAGCTATTGGGAAAATAGCGATGGAAATGCAGTTGAATCGTTGGCTTATTCTTTCTAAACACGCTGAAGAGAAGAAAATACGAACTAATTTGAAGAAGTTAGGTTGTCTTTTTGAAGCATTCTTGGGTGCGCTTTTTTTGGATTTCAATAAAGTCGTTGTCACTGACAAGGCCGATGCAGGATGGTTCCCCGAGTTATTTGTCACTGGTCCTGGATTCCAAGTAGCACAAAAATTCATTGAAAATATTTTTGAGAGGCATATTGACTGGGTTTCCCTTATTCAAAATGATGATAATTACAAGAATATTCTTCAAGTCAAGATACAAAAGGAATTCAAAGTGACCCCTCATTATTTGGAGATAGAACATGACTTGGAACTCGGTTATAAAATGGGTGTCTATCTATGTGTAGGACAGCCGATTCATCAGTGTTCCATTCATAATGCGACTCGATTTGATTTATTAAAGACATTTCAAGCAGTGCAAGACTATATTGAATCTCATAATGGAAAAATATTCTTGTATTTGGGGGAAGGAATGCATAAAATTAAACGCAAGGCCGAACAGATTGCTTGTGAAGAAGCCATTCGGCAAATCGAACTACCTACAAAGTGATTTTATTTTAAAAAAAAATTGATTGGGGATACTGACTCCAAATAAGTATTACATTACTATATGCAAGATGAGTGAAGCAACTTACAGTAACGATATTTCGGGATTAGCAGACATTAATGAACGTCGTGAGGGTTCATCAACGAAAAAATGGATTAAACTAATCTCAACAAATAAAGCAGTCCCATTTGAGGAATATAATAGAAGGGACTATTTTGTTCCAATAGCAGATATAGTAATAGATGACGAATTATCTACGTCTGGAAAAAAAAAAGGAAGTAAAAAACGGAATACAGTAATTCAAATTATTCCAACGATTTCAACTGAAGAATACAAGGCGAACAACGAATGGTTATATCTACTTGTAATTAATGATATGATTGTTAAAATTGGTGGAACAAGAACTGGAATTGAAGAACGATTTAAATCTTACCTTTGTGGGCATCATATCCCAGAACGAGACAAATCTGGAGCTTGCTCTAAAACAAACGGTTTTATTTATAACACATTAGACTTTTACCTACAGTTAGGTTGTAAAATTCAAATGTATGGGTATAAGTTACCCAAAACCGAAATCACTATTGAAATTTTCGGCAAAGAAACAAAGATAATAGCGCAAACATACCATGGTTACGAAAGCACATTCATGAAAGATTTTAAAAAAAATTATAATGAATATCCTGTATTAAGCGTCAATTGCGACCCAAATTACAAATAATAATTACATATTGGCACAAATATATTCCATTTCTTCTGTTGTAATATTGTAATGCTGATAAATTTCTTGATGGTCACCTGTGTATTCTATGGTTGGAATAGGAAAACTCTGTAATATTCTTATGTTGTTGAAATTTCCCCAGCGACAAATATTATTTATAAATACATATAAGGGGTGCTTTAATATTTCTAAATATTTTTTTGCCTCTTCTTCATTAGAACATAGTATAAATACGATGGACTGAGTCATTCCACAATTATCAATAAATACACTATACTTATCCGTCGTTGATATAAATATTTTATATCCTTCTTGAAATTTATGTGGTCTCGATGAATATACAGTTTGACTTGGTGTATGAATTAATTTGTATTTAAATTCGTCTGTTTTTTCAGGGCGAATAAATGCAGCCTTTGTATATTTATGCAAGTCGCTACTGGTTTTAACTTCAAATTTTGGTAGCATGGTATTATCAACTGTTTTTGATAATATATTTTGAACCATTTGATTATATAATAACGGAATGTATTTGCGTGGCTTTGATACAACTGAACTAACATACTCTTTTTTCTTCCATATTCCAGAGACATTAATGTTTTTATAGAAGGCGCAATTTTGAATTATATACCAAGTAAAACTGGAACCGATTTTTTTGAAATATTTTTTGGCAGTGTGTATATCTAAATGAATTAGTTGTAATGAAGTAATTATTTCAATTAATACATTCCTATCAGCATAAGACATCCAATTATCCGGCGTAATAAATAATAAATAACCATTCGGTTTTAGTTGTGATAATGCCTTTTCAATAAAATCCTTGATTAGGTTATGATTCTTAGATGCTCGTTTACCATTTTCTAACAATTTTGCGTATGGTGGGTTAGCAACAATTAAATCATATTTTTTACTGCTATTAAAAGTAATAAAATCATGGTTAGTTATTTGTAAATTGTATTTTTCACAACAAAACACACTGCGCACATTTTCTAGTCGGCTTTCATTAATATCATTAAATTCTAATATCTGTTCTAATATTGTTTGCTTGTCATGATACTTTAACAATTCAAACATGATAGGAATACTGAAATTTCCATTACCACAACAAGGGTCTAATATAGACAAATCACTTTTACCCCATAACTCGCTGGGGATTTTACTTATCATTTCACTAATACAATCAATCGGTGTTGGTTCATCGTTGCTTGATTTGTATGTGCTTTTATCAGTATTTAATGTTTCATCATAATATTTTTTTATTTCGTTAAAGGTTGAGGTATCAACTGTTATGTTTTGCGTAGATTCATTTACAAAGGATAAATTTTCAACCGAGGAAACATTTAACTTAGTTAATTTCTCTTCAACTGACTTATCAATCAGTTCTTTAATTTTGCTCTCATTAACACACGGAGTTTTTCGTTTTTGATGTTGGTTATAATGAGATTTGCTGTTAAACTCTTTGCCGCATTTTTCGCAACTAATTTTAGTCATTTTTAGTCTTTATAATGTATTGTAATATTACATTTTTAAATCAATTTTTATTGTATTACAGATATGAATTCAACATCCACAACAGTTCTTTGATTTTATTTTTTCGGGTATAAGTGTCGTCGCAGTGATATTGCTCTGTGGATGAGGTTCAATATATTTCTCTGCGACCTTTAACCCCTTTTTTGGATTACTAGAATCTAATTTAATTAATTGGATGCACGAGTCTAACAGGTTATTACATGTTAAAATAAGCAAGGTAGCGCTAGTTTTATCATTGATATCAGCTAATTGTTCTCTAATAACCACACTAAAAATAAATTCAGCCATGGCTTTGCATGTATCCGTAATAGGTTCATCTGGTTGTAAATCATATTTAAGCAAGAGTGTATATAGCTGATAAATTAACGAAATAATATAGGGGATATGATTTGCTTCGATAGTCCCATCTTGGACATATTTTTTGAAAGTGTTTTCAACAATCTTGAAATATTGGGGTTTCAACTTAGTCAGTTTTTCAATGCTATCCAAATTTTCGGCTGATATTTTAATTGCATATTTCTCTTGTTTTTCAATTGATTCAAAAATAGATTCAATGATTTGAACGAGCGTTAAGGTATGACGAGAACTATATTTAGGCGATACCTGCGGTGTTAAAGGTTTGCCCACAGGCTCATCATTAATATCACCAGCTTCCGTCCAAGTCATATTCATGATTATACTCTAATTCTGTTAAATCTTTTTTTAAAAATAAAATTATTCTAAAGCTTATTTCATGTCAAACATTTGGGTTACAATTTTAAAATTGTAATTGTAAACGCAATATTTATTTGGGATTTCTATGAAGAACTTATGATAAAATAATATAATACATATATTTAGTTATACTATATGGAGATTTTAGCAAAGTTAAAAGTAAAGCCTGTGCTATCTCAAAAAGAAGGGCCTGTTAAGGTCCAGGTTGTATTACCTAAAAAACAAGTAGCTGAAATTAAATTAGATAATATTACCTTTGTAGACAAACGCGATAACGAATTTAATATAGAAGAGTTGAACCGTCGTCTGCAAGAAACCAAGTTGGCGAAGGTTACTGTGAAAAAAACCGAACCAGAAAAGGAAAAAGAAGAGATGGCTGAGAGAAAGAAGACAAAGGTAAAGAGAACTACTGTATTGTTTCCCGAGGAAAAGAAACTTTTAACCTTGATAGATGAAGAAAGAGGCGAGGAGGAAAGAGAGGAAGTGAGGGAGGGAGAAGAAACAATGATGATTAAGAAAAGGTCAAGACGCACTGAAAAGGTGAAACGAGGTGTAATTACATTAAGTCCCAGTGAATGGGCTACTATTGAAGGCGAATCTGTTGTAGCTAGGTTACCACCTAAACAGCCAAATGTTATCTATAAAGTGCCTAGTTATTACATGAACAATCGTGAAATCTTCACTAATTTTATTAATGGTCTCTTTGATAATTATGATTCTGACCTGATGGATGATTCGAAACAGATTACATGTGATACCATAAAGCAGACATCGGAAACTGTTTCTCTCTTAACACATCAAAAAATAGTTCGCGATTATATGAACTTATACACTCCTTATCGAGGATTATTACTGTACCACGGTTTGGGTGCGGGCAAGACCTTGAGTAGTATTGCCATTGCGGAAGGTCTCAAAGAAAATAAAAAAGTCATTATTTTGACACCCGCATCTTTACATCCCAATTATGTGTCTGAGCTGAAAAAAGGTGGGGACGCATTGTATAAGCTAAACCAATGTTGGGAGTGGATATCGACGAAAGAAAAACCTACTTTAGTCGACACTTTATCAAGTGTTCTTCACTTATCGGCCGATTATATTAATAAACGAGGTGGTGCTTGGTTAGTCAATGTTAAAAAGACGAAACCGATGAAAGGTGGTGCTTCGAGTGACATTGAAGAAGTGGCTGAATCAGGATTAGAAGAAGAGGAACTAGAGGATCTAGGTAGTAAATCATTGACAAAAGGTAAAGAGACAAAAGGTAAAGAGACAAAAAAGGTGGAGGAAGAAGAGGACCTTGCGGGTGAAGAAGACCCTGCGGGTGAAGAAGAAGAAGACTCTGCGGACAAAGTATCATGCACCTATGATAGAATGTCGCCTAAGGAAAAGGTCAGTCTAGATGAACAAATCACTGAAATGATTGAATCTAAATACCGTTTTATTCACTATAATGGTCTGCGCCGTTCCAAGCTAAAAGAGATGACAAGCAATTTCACGACCAATCTCTTTGATAATACCGTAGTCGTCATTGATGAAGCTCATAATTTCATTAGTCGTATTGTGAATAAGATAGAAAAAGAAAAAGAGATTCCAGTAGATAGAACCGGTAAGAAAGAATCGGTTCCTATTTCTCTCGCCGTTAACTTGTATGAAATGTTAATGAGTGCCAAAGATGCTCGCGTGGTTTTGCTAACAGGCACACCCATTATCAATTACCCTAACGAGATTGGCATTTTATTCAATATTTTGCGAGGATACATAAAGACATGGGAATTTCCTCTTAACGCCAAGGGTGTTACTTTGGAAACTATTAGTGAGATTCTAAGAAAAGAGCGCAATATGGACTATATAGAATACTCGGCATCGAGTAAGAAGCTCTTAATTACCAGGAATCCTTTTGGGTTTGAAAATGTTGAATCAAGAGAGAAAAAGTATTCGGGAGTTTCTAATGAAGACAGGGAAAGAAGGTCTAAAGATGGAACTAAGTCCATGGTAAAGCGTGGACAAATTGGGGATGCCGATTTTGAACGCCATATTATTAGACTACTACAAGAAAACAATATTGAGGTGATTCCATCAGGTATTGTTGTTCATTTGTATAAAGCACTGCCCGATAAATTTGATGATTTTGTAAACCGTTTTATCGATTTAGCCAATGGAAATCTTAAAAATGAAGAAATGTTTAAGAAGCGCATCCTTGGACTTACCTCTTATTTCCGCAGTGCGCAAGAAGAATTGTTGCCTCGTTATGAAAAACTTACCGATTTCCATGTCATAAAAATCCCGATGAGTGAATACCAGTTTGGCATTTATGAGGCAGCAAGAAAGGAAGAGCGTAAGCAGGAAAAGTCTAATAAAACGAAAAAGGGGAAAGTGGACGAGAATGGTGTGTTTAAGGAGCCCAGTTCTACTTATCGCATTTTCTCTCGTCTCTATTGTAATTTTGTTATGCCTAAACCACCTGGAAGACCTTTGCCCAGAGAAGAAAAAGAGGAAGCTGTGGAAGGTGAGGGGGGTGAGGGGGTAGAAGGCGCTGTTAGTTTATACGCCGATGCATTAAAGCAGGGTAACAAACAAGTCAAAGATTTAGATGAAAAAGAAGAAGGCGATGGTATTGTTGAAGGTGACGTTGTTATTGAACAATTAGCTGATTCCACTTATACAACGCGTATTCAAGATGCCATAAAATATGTAGAAGACCGAGCTGATGAATATCTCAGCAAAACCGGGTTAGAAATGTACAGCCCTAAGTATTTACACATGTTAGAAAATATTCAAGACAGTGAAAATATTGGGCTTCATTTGGTGTATAGCCAGTTTCGCACCTTAGAAGGTATTGGTATGTTTACTCGCGTGCTAGACCAGAATGGATTCACGCAATTTAAGATAAAAAAGGGTGCCACAGGTGAATTTGAAATCGACATTTCTGAAGAAAACAAAGGAAAACCCACATATGCATTGTATACAGGAACAGAATCTACAGAAGAAAAAGAGACTTTGAGAAAAATATTCAATAGTAGTTGGAATGAGCTACCTGTCTCTCTTGCTAACGAGTTAAAAGCTATAGCACATAATAACAATATCGGCGAGATTATAAAAGTGTTTATGATTACAGCATCTGGTTCCGAGGGAATCAACTTAAGAAATACTAGGTTCGTTCATATAATGGAACCCTATTGGCACCCTGTGCGTATGGAACAAGTGATTGGGCGCGCAAGGCGCATTTGCAGTCACAATGATTTACCCGTGAAGTTACAAACTATTGAGGTTTTTGTTTACTTGATGACATTTACAGAGGAACAGATTAAAAGCGATAAATCGATTGAGCTAAAGCAAAAAGATTTAAGTAAAAAATTATATCAGCTCTCTCCGGATAAACCGGATAAAGCGCAAATACCTTTTACAAGTGATGAGGCCTTATTTGAAATTTCTACTATGAAAGAAGAATTAAGTTCTAAATTGCTGACTGCTGTGAAAGAATCGTCGGTTGATTGCGCTATTCATACAAAGAAAGGAAACAAAGAGCAGTTACACTGCTTGCAATTTGGACAGCCTAAAACTAGTGCGTTTTCATATAAACCATCTATTGGTGCTGAAGAGCCAGATAGTGTGGCCAAATTGAATAAGGAAAAAATAACTTGGAAAGGAAAAGTTGTAAATTTAAAAGGAAAAGACTACATTTATCGTAAGATGGATGAAACAAACGCGAACTTGTATGATTTAAAAAGTTATCAGGATGCGTTAGAAAACCCTGGGGTTCAACCAAGATTAATTGGAACGCTGAAAAAGAACGAAAAAGGCGAACAAGTGTTTACAAAAATATAATAGTATAGTATAGAATAGTATAGAATAATAAGAATTCTATATTATTTCTAAAAAGCATATTTAACATTTTTTGTGAAAACTGATGAAATTAGGATGAAGACTGGTATCATATATTTCTTATACTTTATATAATTCACCATGATAGATACACTTTGTTGCTGATACATATTATTTTTTTCCAGTTCTTTTGTTTTCATATAACTTATGTCTATGAACAAAACATAGAGTATCATGATTACATCGGTCAGGTTCATGTGCATAGTAGGATTCTCTCGAATATTCATCACTTCGGAAAATCCTATATCAAATTGCATTTTCTCTCTGTATAGCATTTGAATAATAGCAGATGCCGATGCAGCCGGAAGCACCTCAGCCTCTTTCAAAACAATAGTCTCTTTCTCTATTTTTGGCAAAGCTCTCTTTGTTTTATTTGCAACAGGAAAATCCCACTCTACTTCTCCGTTGTTCCAGAACTCAGGGTTCTCTTCATTATCTGTAAAACAAGGAAGAGAAAGAGAATGAGGAAAACCACACGTAATAGGTCTAACTCTAATAAACCCATTGACCAATGATAGAACGGCGCTTAGAAGCAAGAAGACTCTCATCTTATATTTATACTAGTATTATAATACTAATATACTAAATTACTATTCTTCAATTTTTTTGTTTATCATTAATAATTCAATAAGAGTATCTATTTTCTTATGCAATGATGCAATCTCATCTACGAGTAACTGAGTTTTATCGGGCATCGGTTTTAATTTTGAAAATATATTTTGTAAAGGGTCTTCATTGATTGAAAACTGGATATGTTCATCTTCTACAAGGTTAGGCGACCATGATAGTGTTTTTCTCTCTTTATCCTTCTCTCTATATTGCTCTCTATCATTCTTTTTATCATGCTTTTTAAATGCATCTTCGAGTTTCACTTCTTCCCCAATAGTAATATATTTAATGCTTGAATTAGGTGTTGATTCTACTGGTTGCTTGGGATTCCAGTGTTTTTGATGAATCTGTTCCATTTCAAAATTTCGTTGAGCAATTGTTTCAGCAATTAATTTCTCCATTTCACTAATAGGTGTATCCATATCATCTTGGAACTTTGGAACGGGTGGAACAACCTTATTTACAGCTTCGTGAAATTCCTGTTGTTTTACATTCAGTTCTCTTTCAAATTGTGCCTTCTTAGTCTGTTGGATTTCCTCTGATGTGACTGGACCTTGACCACTTGATAAAAATACCGTAAGAAATTTTTTATTCATTTCAACTAAGTTTGGATGATATCCAAATTGATTAAACTGCTTCGCAGCTTCTATAAATTGTGTCTTTATTGAGTGCACATTTTCTATAGTAATTCCACCATTTTCAACAATAATATCCCATAAAGTGCTCATATTTGTTGTTTCCATAAAACCGGTAGGAGTATTCATGAAAGTATCAGTTATATAACTATATAATCTTGGGTTTATATAGTTATTAAGCTAAATCTCTAACAGGTTCGTAATGACCACCTGTCCATTCTAATTCTATTTTTTTACACGATTCGCATGTAACTGGTAAAAATTCTATGGACCTATCATTGTTATTATTGCGTCTATCTCTAACGATAATAGTTAGATTCCATATATTACAAGCTGCTTGTATTTCGATAGCCCCACCCCATGTGCTCGTATTTCGCATTGTTTGAATATAATTGGTAGATTCCATTTCTAATATAATATTTGTCTCTATACCATCCATAATTTTTCCATTTTGTTCAAGATAATCACATATTTTTTGTCGTATTTCATAGGAACCCTCCCCAATAAAGTATTGTAGACTATTGAATAAGCAACTCATATTCTATAATTATAGTAAATAGTAAAATAATTATTTATTGTTGTAAAATAATTATTCATTTTTTATAAAGAATCATTAAAATAAATCTTACGAAACTGTTTCATATACTTATCTGACAGGACATGGGTTTTAAAGTATTCCTCAGTATGTTTGTCTTCTAACAGATGGACGATAAAGTATAATGAATAGATGCCACATTCACTCTCTCCATATTGATGTTCTACTGGATGATTCTGGTCAAAGACAAATGTAATAGGAGTTTTCAACTTTGCTCCTTGCGCTTTCACCATTTTAGCGAATCGTTTTACCTCTTTCGGTGCTGGGTCGCCAGCACTATCAAAGAAAAAAATGGTTCCTTTTCTAGCATTGATAAACATAGATATCCAATGCTCGCCTTCTTTATCATGTGGATCCGTATTAAAACTAATACCAAACTTGAATTTTCCTTGCTTCATCTCTTTTTCTAAGTTAAAATGGCATAAATCATCCCATACGCACTGCCCTTTCGATTCTTCTACATCATAATCAATGGGTGAAGGGCCAAGGAATTTGAAACATTTGTATATCTTTTCATACTGTTTCATTACATCTAAGATATCCAAACTGGATAGCCATTCACTAGGATTCTTTTTCCACTCATCAGGAGAGACCGGTGCAAAAGAATCTTTCAACTCTTTCTTAATTTTGGCATCTTTTACAAAGGGCTGTTTCAACCAGCACGATTCTTTTTTACACACATCGCCTAGACTACTATTTAGTGTTTCCCAGATTTCCTTCGAGTCATTCGTAACAATCATCTTGTCTCTATTCTTTTTATTCCACAGGTCTTTTAGTTTGTGAAGTGCTTCATTATCATAACAACTAAAACCATTCTTTTGTGAAGGCAATTTTGGACTACAACGCAATACAGAGAGCTCTTCTTTACTAGCAGTAGCCTTGATTACAGGTCTTCTCTTTTTACTGAGTCTTCTTTTTTTTCGAGAGGCTCGTCTCCCTCTTGTTTTATTATTTTTTCCCATCATATGTATTGTCTATATTTTTCTTTTTACAAATACCTTTATTTTTTAAAGCTGGGTCATTCAAATTTAGTTCTTTCTCTTGAGGAAGTACTAGTGTGCTGGGAGTTACTATATTCGTCCTTTTTACAAGTCTCTCTAAAGAGTTCTCTTCCCTGATTTTAATAGAACGCAATAGTTGTTGATTCATGTCTTCAACACCTTCTACACCTTCTACAAAGGGAACTTCGTTATTTGTATCTTTATCTGCGTCCGCGTCTGTTTGTATGACTACATTTTCTATAAAATCTCCCTGAAGTATGTCCGACTTGTCCTGCATTTTAAAATACTCAATACAGTTTTCTGAAAAAATACGAAAGCTCTGTTTAATATCATCCGGTAAGTGCGTAATAGGGTCTTCACTCTGTATAAGTTGTTTCGTCAAGTCATAGATGCGTCTCTTGTAAAACTTCATCTCTTTTCTATAAGTAGTCGATACCTTTTTAACATGTTGTGTCTTATACCTCTTAAACTGGTCTTTATTCATAAGACACTCAAGCGTTATATTCGAAATATACTCCTCCGACATTGTTTACTATTTCAAATTATATTTTTTATTCGGATTAGGCGTATTAGCCGTATTAGCTGGAGCCGTCCTATTTTTCTTCACTTTATTACAGTCTGGATTTTCAGTCATATCTTTCAGCTGTTGTCTCGTGCAATTATTGAACAGATTTCCCCCTAAATTCTCCGGATTTGGGTTGAACTTCTCAAAAGAACTCTCACTAAATAACTCCGGGTAAGGCTGTTGCTGATTCGCACTTTTACTAGGCGTAAATGTATAATGGTATAAATCGCTCTGGCTATTAGGAACATACACCGCCTGACTACACTTCTGCAAGGCAAAAATCTGGTTTCTCAATTCCGACTCAGTATTAATATTCGTGGCAAACCCAGACCAAGGCGATTGCGTATTCCCAGGATTAAAGACCTGATTCACATTGTAAACCGGTTGTTGCTCCATTGGCACATGAATAGGCTTTCTAGGATCTACAATAGGCATAATAGAATACTTCGTCATCACGGGTCGCACATTCAAATAAGGCTGAAGCATTTGCGATGGAAGATACCTGTCATATAACCTGGTATCTATGGTGTTTGTCAATTGGGAAGCGCAAGCATTATCACTAAAAGTATATGGATTCGACGACATCTCTAATGAAATGATTCTTATATACTAAGAGAGAAAAGAAAACCCGACTATTATATTTATTACACTCGCCCGACATCATACATTCCCTATCAACGAGCAATTTTCACACCATATATGCTCACACCACAGAGATTTTCATCCAATTGTGAGGGTAGGCGCCCCGGGCCGGAGGCCCGCGTTCTTTAAGTTAAAAAGTCAATATATTCTTTTTTTCATAAAAGATAAAAACTCACAAAGTTTTTTCGGAAAGTGTTTTTGGACATTTATTTTTGTCCTTTTTTATATTCCTGAAAGACTTTTGTCCCAAAAAACTTTTACAAAATCGGCTGTGAGCATAATGGTGCAAAAACATTTTTTTCGTCATTTTTTTTGTTATTGTAAAAAAAACTTTTTACAAAAGGACAAAAACCGGCATTTTTTTCTTTAGGCATTTTATACTAAATGGACGAACAAAAAAAATGCCGAAATGTGTTTACCTGTGAGGTATGTGACTTCAAATGCTCTAAAAATAGTAATTTATCGACGCATTTTTTGACTAGGAGGCATTTAATCCGAACAGGCCAGCTTGTCACAGAAAAAAAAGAATTTATTTGCGATTGTGGTAAAAGTTATAAGCATTTATCATCTTTGTGTAATCATAAAAAGAATTGTAACCAGGTGAAAACATTGCAAGAATCACAAGCGTCTTCTATGAATATTATACTCGATATTTTAAAACAAAATCAGCAATTCAAAGACCTTATTGTAGAACAAAATAAACAATTGCTAGATTTAGTGAAAGAAGGAAAAACAATCCATAACACAACGAATAACAATAAATTCAATTTGAATATTTTCTTGAATGAAAAGTGCAAGGATGCTATGAATATTATGGATTTTGCGAATTCACTAGACATCAAGATGAAAGAGCTTGAAGATGTAGGAACACTTGGATATGCCACTGGAATAGGAAATATTATTGTCCGCGGTTTGAATGAACTAGATATTTATAAGAGACCTATTCACTGCAGTGATTTGAAGAGAGAAAGTATGCATGTGAAAAATCAGAACACTTGGATACTGGACAAAGAAAAAACATTGTTGGAATCGGCTATTAAACGAGTAGCCAGGAAAAATATTTTAAAGGTTCAAGACTGGAAAGAGGCAAATCCTGAGTATAGTGAAATAAACTCGAAAACCATGGACAAATATGCGCAAATTTTGATAGAAGCTACTGGGTCTTTCGAAACAGATGAAAAGGAGAGGGATCTCAATAAGATTATCCGTATTATAGCAAAAGAGGTGGTGATTGATAAATAGATGGTGATTGATAAATAGGTAATAAATAGGTAATAAATAGATGACATATATAATATAAAATTGAACTATATAAAGATTATTGACTGTATTATAAGCAAGACGAATGTGTGGCATTTTCGCACTATTAAACAGCAGTTGTTCAAAATTTACAGATAAATTTATCCAAGAGCAGTTTCTCAAGGGAAACAGTCGTGGACCGGAGCATTCTATTCTCAAGCGCATTCATATTAATGCTGTCTTTGGCTTTCATAGATTGGCCATCAATGGCCTCACATCAGTATCCAATCAGCCCATTACTTTGGGGAATATGGCGCTAATATGCAATGGAGAGATTTATAATTACAAGGAGCTATATGAAATGATGCCCGGGGTCGAACCGCAAACCGAATCAGATTGCGAAGTGATTCTCCATCTATACGCAAGATATGGCATTGAGCAAACCTTGCAAATGCTCGATGGTGTCTTTGCATTCATTATTTGCGATTATAGTGTGGAAGATGGAAAGTCGAATATGATTGTAGCCCGAGACCCCTATGGCGTGAGACCTCTTTATGTATTGAAACAGATGCGTCCAGAAGTCTCCGTAACTTCTACTAGCTCTATTACTATTGATAATTTGGACCAGTTTTTGGAGCCGATGGTTGGTTATGCATCCGAGATTAAAATGTTAAACGAGTTCCTGAATGAAAACCCGAATAAGTATAAGATTGTTCATTTTACACCTGGCACCTATGCTATCTATTCCCTACCCTTTAAGGCGATTCCTTTTTGGTCACTCGAAATGGAATATATGCCTTATCATATGCCTGGTTTTACCAGCACTATGTTGCACGAGCAAAAAGACGCGGATATTTATTCGAATATACAGCAATTCTTGGGACGCGCAGTAGAAAAGCGTGTTCTAGTAACAGACCGTCCTATTGCCTGTCTACTTTCCGGTGGATTGGATAGCAGTCTCATTACGGCTCTAGTCAATGAATACCACCATAATATCTCAGATGAGCCATTGGAGACTTATAGCATTGGTCTAGAGGGGTCAGAGGATTTGCGTTGTGCTAAGATTGTTGCCGATTATCTGGGAACGAAACATACTGAAATTATTGTTACAGAAGAGAATATGTTTGATATTATACCCGAGGTCATCATGTCTATCGAAAGCTTTGATACAACCACAGTTCGTGCTAGTATTGGAAATTACTTGCTAGGCAAACATATTTCGCGTAATAGTAAGGCCAAAGTCATCTTTAATGGAGACGGTTCTGATGAATTGACAGGCGGATATCTTTATATGAATAAGGCACCGGATATGCTGGAATTCGACTGTGAATGTCGCAGATTGTTAAAGGAGATTCACTTGTTTGATGTGCTAAGGTCCGACAAATGTATTGCTTCCCATGGGCTAGAACCAAGAACCCCATTCTTAGACAGATCATGGGTTCAATATTATTTGAGCATTCCTATTCAAAAGCGTTTCCATCCTGGAAATAAGGGACAGTGTGAGAAGTTTCTATTGAGGACTGCGTTTAGTAAGGAACTCTTTAAAAATTCGCAAGGAAAACCATTGCTACCCGACGAGATTCTTTGGAGAAAGAAGGAGGCTTTTAGTGACGGGGTGAGTAAGAAAACCAGGTCGTTATTCACTATTATCCAAGAATGGGTCGATAAGATTGAACCAATTCCTGCACCCAATATGAAGAATTGGCTAAAGGAGACGGCTACTTGCCCAGATACACCTGAGAAACAATATTACAGGAGTATTTATGAGACTCTCTATCCTGGAATCAATAGAGTGGTGCCTTATTACTGGATGCCCAAGTATATTGAGGCAAATGACCCGAGCGCTAGAACCTTGGACATCTATGACTCGCCAAAACACGGGGAAGAAGAGGAACCGGATGAGGCTGATGAGGAGGAGGAAGAAGCTTAGCGCATCTTATAATCAAATAAAGCAAAATCCTTCTCATAGAACTTATTGATTAAGCGAATCGACCCAATTGATAAAAATTTAAAATAATTTATGTTCTCTGTATTCGATACATTTTTATATTCATTAAAGTCCTTATAACCAATCTTATGCATCATTTTAGCTAGCTTTTCCTGTTTTAAAATAATAATATTTTTATTAATAGAATTCTTGTCATCTATTAAGAATAAATACTGTGGAATCACATGATTATCCTTGGTGTATTTTATACCTGAATACAAATATTTTTTTATCACTGTTTCTACAAAGTCTTGACTAGAATCTTTTTTTATTAGATGATAAAAAAAGAGGTCACTTACTAGGCGTTCATAAGGATTTCTTACGACAGTAAAAATCTTCATCCCTGGTAAAGATAGATTAAAACGCGCTTGTTCTCTCATCAATGTAGAATAGGTTTGGTGCTGAAGAGATACTCCTTCATAGTATTCAATTGCACCGGCTGTGCGTGTGCATAACGAATCCCGATTAAGCTCTATATTATAAAATTTTGATAAATACAGTTCAACACTGGTTCCACCTGTTTTTGGAATATGTATAAAGAGAAGATTCACTTTGCCGTTAATATAAAAATAGGGCATTTTATAATTAATTATACAATAACCTATAACTAATTATATATACTTATTTTATTATACATATTTCATGGACGAAATATCAAATATACAATTCTATTCTGTCCTTGCTATCATTATTCTATTGTATATCTTAAACGGTTTATTGCTCATAGGTTATACCGGAAAAGCTAGCAAATATATTGCTGATATTGACTTTTATTTTAAAATATACATCAGTTTGTATATTATTTACAGGTTTAATCGATTTAGGAAAGTACATTTCACAGAATTAGACAGAATGATTATGTTTACAGCAGGAACCTTTTTATTTGCCACTACAATTATTCACGCTATTTTGATAGCTTATTTGGACCAGATTAGAACATGGCTAGAAAACAGATTTCATATTAGTAATATTTTGCAAAACTTACCGAATAATTAACCCGACCTCTCTTCAAGGTAAGAACTCTCGAATATGTAGCATCATTTGTTTACTAACAATGGTATCAATCTCGTATTCTTCTTTTGATAAGGGTTCGTAGTCTAATCCTGCATTTGAGGTCCATTCTGTCAATACTTTTTCAACCGTTTCTTTCTTAAAATGTATATGAGCAAACTTATGCTTGGTAAAACGCTTTATCATTTCATCATATGGCAACATATGAACATATGGTTTTACTTTAATGTAAAAAATATTATCGTGGGCCATTGCGGGATAATAAGTGTCATCTATGAAGCATATTTGCGTATCGGCTGATATTTTAGAACACTGGATTAAATCTGTGTAAGATTTCTTATGCGATGTTCTGCCTAATTCTATTTGCTTCCCCTTTTTTTTGAACGCGCCAATGATATTGGAAAACAGAGAACCACCGATTCTCTCTTCAAAAAAGGATAAAATTAATGGTATCCAATCTGGCGGACCTTTGTTATTTGTGTAAATCATTACCTGTTTGCATTCTTTTATTTCCTGCTTCTCATGTAAGTATTCTAAAATGGGTATTATAAAAGGCCTCATAAATTCAGGATATAAGGAGAAACACTCATTGAATGCTTGTTGCTTTTTATTTGAATCAATATATTTGTTCTCACATAGACAAGACCACAGAATGCCAAACTGAATAAAAAACCCTAATGTTTCATCTATATCAAATACTACTACTTTATGTTCCATCTATGTTGTAAAGTATTGTATTATAAATCTAGTTTATAATATAATATAATACGAAATAATCATTTATCAAGTATTTTTATATCTAGTATTTTTTATATTTGGTTTTTTATAAAAATATAATATTTTCATACTCTAATAATACTACTTATATATTCATACCGATGTCCTACGAATTAACTAAATCAGATTATATGAAAATTTTAGCATATTATGATATCAAAGCACCTAAAAATATGGATAAAATAAAAGAAGATGCTGAGAATATATTGGCCAAAAAGTTGTGTTCATGCATTAAGAAAGTGAGTCCTATAAATGAGCCTAAATCAATTGGTGTATGCACGCGTTCTATTTTTAATAGAAAGCAATTGAAACGGGGAACATTCCGTTGTAAACGCAGGCGAAAAGTATCCTTTAGAAAAACAAGAAAAGCGGGAATTCAAATTGGGAAAAAACAGTAATCACACTAATAATAACTAATAATAACTAATAACACTAATAATAACTAATAACAATAATTGTGAATAATATTATTATTATTGTAAATATTTATTATAATAAACTATTATAATTAAATAATAATTAAATAATAAATAAAATATGATATCAGCATTATGTTATGTAGTTTTGTATTATAATATAGATAAATTATTACAAACGGTATACATACCCTATGTCATTCCAAATAATAATTCTGAATTTATTTATACACATAAAGAGTTATATTTTTTATTGAAAACAACTAGTTATTTTATGTTGGTATTGTATTTATATACACTTTTTTATAGACTATTTATATTAAAAATAAGTGATAAATCAAGTCTGCTTTTATCTTTTGTATACACAAAACATTTAAGGGATATTTTACTTTCAACAAATTATACTCTTGTGGAATATGAATTAAATCGTGGTGTAATGTGGGCATTTACTACGCCATTAATGCTAAAAATGTATTGCGATGCGAATGAAGTATCGATATGGGATATAAACATACATTATCATCTTATTTCTATTATTCCACACATCTTTGTTATTCCATTCAAAGGACAGCCAGTGTATGTATTTACTACATGTATATTTTCCATACCAGCTTTATTTTTTTTGAAATCACTGAATAAATATAAAAGTTTGCCTTTTACACAGTTATATATTTTAACGTGGTCAATATTTATCTTTATTAATGCTTTAGACATAGCTAACATATTACGTCCAGAACTTGTGCACGCTTTATATAATCTAGCAGACACATTATGCAAGTTTATTTGTAATGTTGTAATAACTAGTTATAATGAACAAGAAATCGAAGTGCGAGAAAATATGGATTTACAAAGTGTAAAATTTGTTTCACGAATGATAGAGTCTATCGATGAATTTGATAAATCTAATAATAAAATAACACCGATTTGCAAAGACTTAATAAAATATTGTAAATATAAATTTGTAAATAAAATACCAAAAACGAATGACAAATTAAAGCTAGAATTATTGAGAACCATTTTACCGTTCAATTTAGATGTAGAATACTTATCAATACAGTCATTATCTAGTGTGGGTCTTGGAAAAAATAAAGAATTCAATTTTACTTGTGTTATGTTTATGGATATTGTGAATTACACTGAGTTAGCAAATAGGTATAAAAATGGGGATACAATATTTAAATTGTTAAATGATGTATATTTTCATTTTGATAATATCATAAAAAAATATATATATTTACAAAAAATAGAAACAATTGGAGACGCTTACATGGTAGTTGGTGATATTTATAGAACTGAACTTAATTATAAAATTGTAATAAAAGAAATTATCCTATTAGGTTTAGAGTTTATAAAAGAAATTAAAAATATAGAAACTCCTGATAATATTCCATTATGTATTCGCATTGGAATTAACATTGGTTCTGTAAATGTCGGTATATTGGGCAATGAAATACCTCGTTTATGTGTTGTTGGAAATACTGTAAATATTGCGTCCAGATTACAATCAACAGCTGAGGTTGATTCAATTCAAATAAGTAGACATATATATGAATACCTAGAGGAAATAGATTTCGAAATGAATATGGTGATTACAAAAAAAGAAAATATATTTTTGAAAAATATAGGCACGGTTGACACTTATAATATTATTCCTAATTACTAGACAATATAGAATAGACAATAGCTAATACTGAATATTCTTTTTGCATTCTAAACATAACTCACCCTTTTTATTATAACAAAAGGTGCATATTAAGGAACCACATTTTTCGGAGTTACATTTTGGTGGAGGACAATTTGGCATTAGAACTAAGGCTTCATAGTTTAATAATATATTCCACAGTTCCTCTTGTTTAGCTTCCACTTCATCATCTGTTAAGCCATTTAACATCTTCATAATTTTTTTATCAAGTTTTCTTTTCTGTTTATAACAGTCTTCTAAATTAGAACTATGAATAAATTTATTTTTACATATTCCACAAACCATACTAATTTATCGATATAAAAATTTTTTATATTCTTTACAAAAAATATAAAAAATGTAATCACTTGATGTAATTTATTATCTACAACCATACTATATGAGCGCCCTTTCCGTTCAGTTAAACTACGAATTTCAGGAGCCAGATTCTCGTGATTATACAATGACTTATGATGAAGCACAAGGAATACTTACTACGTCTACAGGCACCGTTTTAGAAGCATCAGACCTTTCTTATTCATTCGTTATAACAGACCTCTCTAATATTAATATTTTGACTCAAGGACCTATAGGCACATGTGTAGCAAACGCATATGCTCTTACTATGTCTATTCTTGCAACAGATGTTTCTTTCATGTCAAGATTATATGTGTATACAAATGCCCGCATTCTCTCAGCCGTTCCAATCAGTAAAGACACTGGTGTGACGATAAGAAAGGGTGCACACGCTATTGTGAAACACGGGTCTTGTCCCGAAGTCACATGGCCGTATTACCCTATCAATAGTTTCCCTAGATTCCCTGATTTTAAAACTTACCATGACGCCTCGTTAATATCCGGATTCAACTATTATTTCCCTGTGACTAGTGACCCTATTAGCTTGAAACAAATTCTTCTCACTTTTAAAACGCCTATTATCTTCGGCATTAAATTATATGATAGTTTTTTTAGTAACTATGTATCCAGTTATGGTGTCGTAACGGTTCCTAATATGTCTTATGAGAAATTTCGCGGAGGACACTGTATGACCATTGTTGGCTATGACGATATGGTAAATGGAGGCTCATTTATTGTGGCCAATTCTTGGGGAGCCAGTTGGGGTTACAAAGGATTTGCTTATATTCCTTATTCTTATATGGCAAATCCTAGATTATGTTGTGATTTCTGCGTAGTAAACTTTACTTCAGTGCATCCCCGTCTTCCTTTTGCTACAAAGGCTCCGCTAACACCTTTATTTCCATTTCCTCCACCACCCATCTATCCTAATGTGAACCCAACTCCAAAACCTGCTCCTGGTCCTGGTCCAAGTAGACAGGCTATTATAGATGCTATAAATGCATATAATGCATCACTTCAAAAGAAAAAACATAATAAAAAGAAACTGATAATTCAACATAATTAAGGTGTATCAGTTTACCAATAAATAATATACTATAATAATAATGTCATATGATATTATCATTATTGGCGCCGGAATCGCTGGCCTTTATTGCGGTTATACTTGTAAAAAACGAAATCCAAAATGTAATCTCCTTCTTTTAGAAAAGGCGGATATAGGCGGACGCATGGGGTCTAGTCCATTTTACGGAACCCAACTCGCCATCGGTGCCGGTATCGGCCGAGATAATAAAGATATATTACTTAAAAAACTACTTAAAGAGCTCGCGGTCCCCAGCAAGAAATTTACTACTGATACAGATTATGCACCAGCCTTAAGAAATATGTGTAATGTGAAGCAAACTTTTTTACATATCAAAAAAGAGTATAAGAAACAAGGACAACCAAGAAAGATAACCTTTAAGGAATTTGCTGAACCTTTACTAGGAAAAGATGCTTACAACATTTTTACTGCATGTGCAGGTTATACGGACTATGAAAATGAAGATATCCATGATACACTGTATCATTATGGATTCGAAGATAATTATGAAGAATTTGTTGGTATTGGAATTCCTTGGTCTCAACTACTTACCAAATTGATTCAAATCATTGGCAAATCTTCTATCAAAACACACTCTACTGTTACTAAAGTGACAAACTTGGATGACCATTATGCTATCAAGGTTAAAGAGCGAGACTCTTTGTATCTCTCATCGAAAGTTGTCTTGGCTTCTACAGTTGATATGGTTATCAAACTAATAGGACAACAGTTTCCCATATACAAAGAGATTCATGGTCAGCCTTTTTTGCGCATTTATGGAAAATTTTCAAAAGAATCGACCTTGATAATGAAAGAGGCAATGAAGTCCCACATCTTAGTCGTTCCTGGAACTCTTCATAAACTAATCACTATGGATGCCGAAACGGGCGTTTATATGATTGCCTATACGGATAATAAAGGAGCCCTTTCTTTGAAGAAATATAGTGAGAACACAGAGAGAAACCGTGGCACCCTTTGCCGACTCTTGGAAAAAACATTGAATATTCCAACAAATTCTTTAGAATTGCTAGCAATCTCTTCTTTTTATTGGCCGATTGGCACACACTATTATGAGCCTTTATCAAGTGAATACAGATCAAGACAAGCTTTTATTAAAGAGGCACAAACCCCCGAAAAAAACTTGTTTGTCATAGGTGAAATGGTGGCCTTACATCAAGGTTGGGTAGAAGGTGCGTTAGAAAGTGTAGAACACATTATTAACAAGTTACTCCTTCGATAAATGGTCCAATGCTGTTAATAATATTTGTTCTTCTGTTGTCATCTTTTGAAACAATAAGCATTCATCCATCTTTGTTTGGTAATGTTTCCCCGAAAAACTTTTAATAACAATCGACATTCCTGTATTTGTTATTTTTAAATCGCACACAATTCCTCCCTTCGTTAAGTGTATGTCTTCCGGGTCTGTAAGTGAAATCCATCTTACATAAGAGCCTATTTTGAGTTCATTCATCTCGTCTATATATCGATACCCTTTCAACTTATTCATATACTCTCTTTCTTCCTTAGTAGACAGATCTAACTCAGCCAAGATTTCTCTCTTCATCTTATCTATTTTCTTTGTCGTTAAATGAATTAAATATTCATTCTCTTCATTATCCAGTGCTTTGTTTAACTTCTCTAGGTCCATATCTATTTATAGATAGATATAAGTATTTATATCTATTTATTATGCCTTTATTATGCCTTTATTATGCTTTTATCCATTTTGCCGGACCAAAGTTGGCTCCTGGTTTAGAAATATAGAGGAAGCCATCATTTCCTCGTTTCTTTTGTCCTACACACATTGCTGCGCGATATGGTGGCGATGGTCTCGTAACATACTTTTTCAGAGTCATCTTCTTACACTTTGCTTTGGATGGTCTCTTTCTTATTTTACTTGTTATTCCTATTCCTTTTCCCTTTCCTTTCCTACTTCTTTTTCCTCCATTTAAATTATTTATTTTATTTAATGGATCATAAACAGATTTTTCGCCGTCCCATGATAAATCACTAACTCTATCTGGCAAAATATAATCTTGAGGATTATCATCAATTTCTTTAAAAATATCATTCATAATAAAATCATAAAATTGTTTAACCATTAAAATTCTATTCACTATATCCATTTTATCTGATTCCTTCAAGTCTGGTTGTTCTTTATTAATTTGTTCCATAGCACCATTTTTATGTTTTGCAAAAACATTATCAAATAATTCATCAAATCTCTCTTTGGATAATACATTATTATCATCGAATTCTTTTCCATGATAAAACTTAACAAATAATTCTTCTCTAAATCTGTTTTTTACCATTTTTACTTCTATAGGTTCTTCCATTTACTATTCTATAGTATATTATATAATATTTTATATAATATTCTTCCTACATTATGATTCTTTTTTACGCCTTTGCATAATTAAGAAAAGAGCGAAGGTCTAAAAAGGGGTTCCACCGAATCCAGTAAACGCCTCGTTAGCAGCTACAGGACCCATGGACTGATAATCGCCTCCAGGTGTGGCAGCATTCACTAAAGGTGTGGTATCCTGTCTAAACATTGCATTATAATTGGCACCCGACTCTTGTTGCGGGGGTAACTGACTTATTGAGGTTGTTCCCATAAAGGATTGATTCATGGCGCCCTGATCAGGATTTTGGGTTGATATCGGCTGAGAGACTCTCACATTACCTTGACCCTTCTTCTTTTTCTTCTTTGAGTCGCCTTCACCACCCCATAACTCGGAAACACGGTCAAACAAAAGGCTTACCTTCTCTCCCAACTTTGTCTGAAGACTCATGGTAATCATTAATACTGCTAAAATAATATAGGTTACACTAAACTCTGGATATTTGACACCGCTATAGGTAGGAATGTAAGTGATAATGCGGTTAATAAGAAGAATTCCCATAAACATAACAATGACTTGAATGATAATTTCTGCTAAAAGTTCAAAGCTACCTTTTTCTTCTTCAGCCTCGGGAACATATTTTTGCATAACTTTGTTTAACAATACTATGGGAATAATGGCGAGGACGGCGTACTGAATAATATTCGATATTTCTGATTTAGAATGGTCATCCATACTAAATACATGCTTAAAAAAACCCATTTTAGATGATAAATTTTTTGATGTTTCTTCCAAACTCTCCATGTTTACTTTATAAAAAGAAATTAAAATCAGCAAGCAAAGTAAAATTACTTTACTTTAGGAAAAGTTTGCGTAAAGTAAATAAAAACATTATATTTATTCTTTTTATCAATGAGTAGTGCTAGAGCAAATGCCGCAGCAAGATCACGACGTGCAGGTGGCTCTGAGTTTTCAACTCCAACTGGAAGACCTGGACAACAAATGCAAGGACAAGGGCAAGGGCAAATACAAGGACAAATGCAAGGACAAGGACAAATGCAAGGACAAGGACAAATGCAAGGACAAGGTCCAGTAAAGTTGTCCATTTCAGATGCCATTGCGCTTATCACTCTTCGTCTAGGTCGTGTTGAAAATATTGTCCAAGTGATTCGCAATGACCCTGTATCCGGTGGTAACGGAGATAATCAGGTTTCTGTAGATGAAACTGTCTTTGCAAATATTGTAGAGAGAATTGAAGAACTGGAAAAATATGTTCTTGAACAACCTGAACAGGAAAATGAGAATGAAACTGTTGAAACTTTAAAAGAGGTCATCCATTCTTTACAAAGTGAATTAAGCGAAGTTAAGCAAACATTAACTAAACTTCAGGCATTTACTATGGAGACAAATCAAAAACTAATTGGTGCGGTCCTTAACAACGCATCCATGCCATCTTTATTACCCTTTAGTCTCCCTCCTTCTATGAATGATATTATTAGCACTAGCTCTGAATAATAACTATATTTATTAAGTAATAATCTAAATACAAATTTATATTATTAATATACAACTGATTCATGAATGCGAAAGATGTGCTTACTTATTTTGACAAGATAGAAGTCGAATATAAAGACCTTAAACACGGTAGAAAAAAACCGAATATGCCAGATATTCTGGATAATTTTTGCAGAATTATCAATGAAAACGAGGTTTTTATTGATTTCAAATTCTTCAAATTGGTGGGAACCCCCGAAACTTATACTACATTGATTCAATATATTACCAACACGATTCAAAAAGTATTAGCTACACACACATCTGTTTCTACTCTACATATTAATTTGAAATCCATGTCATTACTCGATATTGACAAACATTTTGTCTTTATTAAGGGACTTTCATTAGCCACCGATTTTACCGACTATATTTCAGCCTGTTCCATTTATCAATCTGGATTTATCTTTGGAAAACTATTGACCGCTATCTTCTCTTGCTTAGACAAACCTACACAGGTTAAAATTAAGGAGAGAATCACTCTTGTCCAATAAAGAAAAAGAATTGATACAAATTATATTAAACACTTCTTGGAAAGTAGTATAAACAATGAGATTAGTTGTCACTGAACAATCTAAGAAAGATATCTTTATTGCCATCTTCCAGCTGTTAAAGGGGTGTTCTCATGCTATCAATATCTCTTTTAAGGAAGAGTTTCTTTATATTCAAGGGATGGACCGTTCTCATATCTGTCTCTTTGAGATTCATATTAAAGCCGGATGGTTCGCTGAATACACCTTAGTAGAAGGAGACAGTAACAGTATTTGTGTGCCTGTAATTATCTTTCAAAACATTCTTGGTATATGCAGTGAAACACAATCCATTGTTATTCATTATGAAGGCGATGATGTCGAAAAAATCAATATCGACCTCTTGGTGGGAGATGTTCCCGCAAAGAACAATAAAAAGGTGATAGAATCCAATAAATATTTCACGATTCCCTTAGTCGAGTTTGATTGCGAACTTTTATCTATTCCTGAAATCGAGTATGATGCCGAATTTTCAATTCAATCAAAGAAGGTCACTGATATTGTTTCACAGTTGCTATTATTCGGTGATACAATGAGCGTAAACTGTTCCGAGGAAGAGGTCAATATGGGGTCTTCCGGTGTAGATGGTGAGATGCATGTGAAAATTCCTATTGAAGACTTGACAGAGTTTAGTATCAATGAAGGAGACACTATCTCTAACTATTATAGTTTGCAGAATATTAGTAAGTTGTGTTTGAGCTCTAAATTGTCTCAAGAAATCGAGTTCTCTATTAGTAAAGAGGTTCCTATGAGAATCAACTATGATTTAACAGGTGATAGTTATGTCCGCTTCTTCATTGCTCCTAAAATAGACAATTCTGACTAAGGTCTATCGGTTGATTCGTAGCCATTTTCAACAGGAGACTCATATCTTTTTAGAAATTAACCTTATAAAATTCGTGTAAAAATGCATAATTTCTTATTCATTATTTACAACTAGGATGAAGATTATATATGGATTATTTATTTTCTGTGTTATACTTTTTTTATATATCCATATTCACTTTCATATGAAAACGAGCAATGACTATGAAATACTCGAAATCGATGTGCAACCTTCCAAAGATCGATTAGAAGATATTTGTGATATTAAGCAACCGGTATTTTTCGATTTTGAAAATAGCCATATTGTAAATACCACATGTAAAACGAAGTTACAAGAGCAATATAAAGCATTTGAACTCAAGGTTCGAAATGCTAAAGACGCGGATTTTTCCACGCAAGAAATTTATCTAGTGTTGCCATTTCATCAAGTATCAACATTGTTAGAAGAAGATAAGGAGTCACATTATTTTAGTGAGAACAATCAAGAGTTTTTACAAGAAACTGGTGTTATCAAATTTCTTCAACATAATGACGAGTTTTTAAGACCATATATGGTGTCAAATTGTAACTATGATATTTTACTAGGGTCGCAAGGGACCTGCACTCCGTTTCGTTATCATATAAATTATCGTAATTATTATCTAGTTACACAAGGGACAGTTGAAATTAAGTTGTCTCCACCATCTAACTCAAAATATTTACAAACTTGTTATGATTATGAGAATTTCGAGTTCAGGTCGCCGGTAAATCCTTGGCAAGTTCAACCTGAATTTTCGGCTGAATTCGATAAAATGAAATGTCTAGATATTACAGTGTCTGCTGGAAAAACGGTTCATATACCGGCTTATTGGTGGTATAGTATTCGTTTCTCAAAAGACTCTTCTATTTCTGTATTTAAGTATAGAACGTATATGAACAATATTTCTATTCTTCCTCAAGTGGGTATGCATATATTACAATTACAAAATGTGAAGCGCAATAAGTCACAGAAAATGGACATTCATTCTTTACAGAAGAAAGAAGAGAAGGGTAATCAGCAAGAGCAACAGCAAGAAGAATCTCTACAAGATAATAACAATTCACTATATAATGTAAAATAAATATTATATGTTAAACACGATATAAATATATAAAAAATATTTTTATATATTTCTATATTATAGAGATGACAGTTATTAATAACATCGAAATTGACCATATAACGTATCAAAAAAATGATATTAAAGAAGCTATTAGTAATAATGAACCTATTGAGAATAAATTACATGTTATTGCTGTAATATCGAATCCGTGTTTGTATGCAATTCGTTATATCTTAATGAAAGAATTTGTAAAACGCATGGAGGTCGATGAAAAAGATGTAATACTCTATATTGTTGAATTGGCTTATGGAAAACAGCGATTCTTAGTAACAGACCCTAAGAATCCAAGACACTTGCAGATAAGAACAAAGGTGCCTTTATGGCATAAGGAAAATATGATTAATGTTGGCGTTGCCAAGTTACTACCAGGTAATTGGAAAGCCATGGCATGGATTGATGCTGATCTTGAGTTTGAAAACACGAGTTGGGCTTCTGATACCTTAAAAGTATTAAATGGTTCAAAAGATATTGTTCAGCTATTTAGCCACTGTGTTGATATGAAGTTTGACAAAAGCACAAGCCGGGTTTTTTCTAGTTTTGGATATCAGTTTTCAAAGAAAACTTCCTATTATGGGTCAGGTCCAGATTTTTGGCATCCAGGATATGCCTGGGCTTGTTCTAGAAAAGCTTATGAAAAAATGGGTGGTCTTTTTGATAAAGGTATCTTAGGTTCAGGAGACCATGTCATGTCTTTTGCACTTATAGGACACGCAAATAAAAGTGCTAATGATAGATATAGTGAGAATTATAAACAAGCTGCTCTGGATTTCCAAGACCGGGCTCGTGGGTTACGACTTGGATATATTCCCGGTGTAATTCGTCATCACTATCACGGCTCTAAGAAAAACAGACAATATTCAGAGAGATGGGAAATTCTAATTCGTCATAATTATGAACCAGATGTCCATTTGGATTATAATGAAGATGGTATTCTTGTTCCTAGTAAACATTTTCCCGAAACCATGGTAACTGATATTTTCAACTATTTTGCTGAGAGAAACGAAGATGAGGATATTCCTACAGTAGATGGTTCTAAAAAGACGATTATTTCTAAGACGAAGAATATTATAGAAAAAGAGGTAAAAGATGATGAGGAAAAAGATGATGAGGATGACTATGATTACACGGTTTCTCCTCTTATTTCAGTTGATATTCAACATATAATATTGGCTTGTGGTGGAATTATTGTCGTCTCTTGGATTTCTTCGTTCCTTTACGAATATTATCAATAAAATTGATTATCTATTATATATAGTTCAATAGTACTATATATACTATGTCCACCTACAAAGTCCATATAAATGATAGGCGGTACAGTTCTTGGGTCTTTTATCAAATGACAGATTTAACTGCTGTAGAACTGCCTGGTATTGTTCCTCTAGAATATAAACTTTTTACAAACGATGTATTCTCTTTAGACCCTACTACGAATACACCCATTTTAAAACACTCGGCTATTCGCATTTGCGAATCTATTCCAGCGGTTCTAATATTATCTGGAACAAAGACATATGGTCGGCATAAAAACGGGAAACTCTTGTATAAGTGTATGCCAGATGATATGCGCCTACCAGCATGCCTAGTCCCTTATGAAATGAAGCAAATCGGCTTCTCCAAAGTATTTAATAACTTATATGTCACCATTCGTATAACGGAATGGCTGGACAAACATCCTGTAGCCGTTGTTAGTCAAGTAATTGGCTCCATTGATATCTTAGACAACTTCTACGAATATCAGCTTTATTGCAAAAGTTTGAATGCTTCTATTCAAAAATTTACAAAGGATGCATCAAAGGCGTTGAAATCGCAAGCTGCGGAGAATAACGAGTCATTTATTCAAGAGATTCTAAAAAAGTATCCCTCTATTGAAGACCGGACTACGAGTTATACAGTATTCACCATTGATCCCGCTAAAAGTTTGGATTATGATGATGGATTCAGCATTAAGAATCCTAATTGTGAGACCACACTTCTTAGCATTTACATTTCAAATGTGACTATCTGGCTGGATGTTCTAAATCTATGGAATTCCTTTTCGAAACGCATCTCTACTATTTATTTACCCGATAGAAAGCGTCCAATGTTGCCTACTATTCTCTCTGACTGCCTTTGTAGTCTTCAGTCTGGAAATACACGTATTGCTCTAGTCATGGACATTTTTGTAGAGACGGCTACGGGTTCTATCCTCAATATTTCATGGTCAAACGCAATCGTTCGTGTAAAACGGAATTTTGCTTACGAAGAGCCCGAGTTATTGGGATTCCAAGATTATCAGCTATTGTTAGAGTGTGCTTGGTCTCTATCTAAGCGATACAAATACATAAATAATGTTCGCAATAGTCATGAGGTTGTTTGTTACCTGATGATCTTTATGAATTTCCATTGTGCGAAAGAGTTTTTAGAAGAGGGGAATGGAATCTTCCGTTCCACCTTGGCGAACCATTCAGTAACAATTCCGGATAGCTTGCCGGAAGATGTGCAAAAATTCATCAAAATTTGGAATAGTTCCTCAGGACAATATATTAAATCGGAACACTCTTCCTTGAAGCATGATTTGCTTGAAATGGACGCTTATGTCCACATGACTTCCCCGATTCGTCGTCTCATAGACTTGCTCAATATGATTCAATTTCAGAAAAATAAAGGTCTTTTGACATTATCAAAAGATGCAGCGGCTTTTTATCAATCTTGGCTCAACGATTTAGATTATATTAATACCACAATGCGCTCTATTAGAAAAGTCCAGAATGATTGCACTATGTTAGACTATTGTTTTCAGCATCCGGAAATTATTGGTTCACAAAAGGTCTACGAGGGTTATGTCTTTGATAAGATGGAAAGAAACGATGGTCTGTATCAGATTATTGTTTACTTGCCCGAATTAAAGCTTACTTCGCGTGTTACTACGAGAGAAAATGTGGATAATTATCAACTATGTTCATTCAAAGTATACCTCTTTAGCAATGAAGAAAAGTATAAAAAAAAGATTCGACTACAACTCATTTAACCCTTTACACTTTATCAATAACCACTTCTTTTGCGATATTCCTGATAATCTTATTCATCACTCGTTCTTTTTCATCGGCTTCAAATGCTCCAGTAGCTTCTACTAATATTTGCGAATAGATATCCATGGTTTTCGAGTTTATTTCACTATATGCCGGGTTCAGTTCCTTCCAGTCCTTCACCTTTAAAATATTCTTCCTGGCCACTCGTTTAATTGCTGTTTCCAGCAATGTTTTTTCTTTATCTAGTATCCAAGTGTTCTGATTTTTCACATGCATACTTTCTCTCTTCAAATCACTACAGTGAATCGGTCGTTTGTAAATATCCAGTTCATTGAGTCCACGAACAATAATATTACTGATGCCAGTGGCGTATCCAAGTGTTCCTACATCTTCTAGCTCTTTCATCTTGATGTCTAGTGAATTCGCAAAATCCATGATATTCATAGCATCCTTACACTTTTCGTTCAAGAAAATATTTAGGTTGAATTTATTGTTATTCGTCGTATTGTTCGTGTTATGCACAACTTTTCCCTCCTTAACAATCTCCATCATCTGCTTATTCTGCTCAATAATCAAATCTTTGAACTCCTGATTCTGCTTCAAAATATCCAGAATCAGATTCATAGAAACAGGCGAATCCGTTTTATCTGGTTCCACCATCGTATTCTCTAATGAGCAACTGCGCTTATGCTTTGATAACCCCTGTTTAAACTTATAAGTATTTCCACAGGAACATGCATAGCTCACTATTTTTGGTAATCCATCGGTCATCCTTTTGTGCTTGCCGGTTAAACAATGCTGAACAAAGTGTTGTTTTTTAGAGCATATATAGTCACATGGTTGACAATGGAATTTTCCGTCACTATTTTGGTAATCCATATAGTATTATTATAGAGTGACAAAAAATAGTGTCTAAATTCTTTTAAAAAAATGTTAAATTTTTACAATCACAAATTTGAAATGAAAATTTTGATATTGTGAGCGTTATGATGCGAAAGCAAAAACAAAAGTTTTTTGGGACAAAAGTCTTTCAGGAATATAAAAATGGACAAAAATAAATGTCCAAAAAAGTTTTCCGAAAAAACTTTATGAGTTTTTATCTTTTATGAAAAAAAGAATATATTGACTTTTTAACTTAAAGAACGCGGGCCTGCGGCCCGATGGCCGACCCTTTTCAACATGGGAAATTTATACAATGACAGCATATATGGTGACAAGACCGAAATGAAAATCTAGAAAATTCCGCTAGGACGGGTCCAAAAGTGAGCGCACCTGGGAACGCACCCATATATTAAAAATCCACCATTGCGCATTTAATATTATTTTGTAGTTCTATTATAAAGATGAGTATCACTTTAGGAAGCACTACTTTACATTATACAACAGAAACTGTTACTGATAAAACAAATTATATAGTATCGTATTTACCTTCATCTGATGTTACTGGGGCATTTCCTATAATAAAGAACATATTTCGTCATTTAATATCATTATATAGTTCAACAATAGACTATCTCGATAGATTAAAATATAGTAATTATTGTAGCGATAACGCTAGAATTATATGTGACCGATTTACAAAACGAGGTATAAAATCGGGAATTTTATTTATTGAGTCTTGGGAGCCGGAAAACACAGATGTAATCAGTACTATAGAATCACTCTATGGTGCAACTTATGAGTCTATAGGAGTGGCTTATCACGCACTTGCATATGTTGAAGCAACAACTGTTGACGGGGAAACATTTTATATTATAATAGAAACAAACAAAAGAAAACCCTTTTCTATGCAGTTTTATGTAGGAAATAGTATGCAAGACGTGGCTCAAATAATAAAAGCAAGATATCAATGTAAAAAATTTGTTATTACACCTCATTGTAACCAATCGTTTAATAAATCATCTACCGAAGATAAAATATATGGGGGTAAAAGAAAAACAAATAAACGGATAAAAAAAAGAAGAAAACAAATAACAAAAAGAAGAAAAAACAATCGACGCTTTAGAAGAAAATCATAAAATAAAATTATTACAAGCTTATTATTTCCTAGTAACGCGCATGTTACTTATATCTCTCTCTATTTCATCATATTTATTTGACATATAGAAAATCTTATCATAATTAGAAACATTCGGGTCAAGCACCAAGTAATGTTTTGGATAGGTATCTATGAACTTATTTAAAGATAACTGGTTTTTTTCAAAATAATCTCTTATTGTTTTTATGCTTTGGCTTATAAAAGGACACTTTCCTTGAGGAACATAGCGCGCCTGCATTTCCTCACGAGGTAAATTTACTTGTCCACTCTGTCCATTTCCAAAGTATGTATTATCAATACTTTTATTAACGTATTCTATAAATTTCTGTAATTGCTCTTTACAGGCAAACGGATGCGATGGATGAAATTCTATATATTCACCATCATATCTAGGACTTAGTAATTTTCTTTCTTCTTGAAATGATGGTATAAATTTAAAGTATGTAACATACTTACTATTTTTATCAATGATAACATAGTTCATAGAATAATATAAATATACAAATAATATTTATATTATTATTCTTATGAATAATAGGTATAAAAATATATTTTTATTTTTATTTTTTATGTAATAACACTATCAAACTATTATTTTTTATTTGTTACATTGGTTTGATGACCACCTTAAAACAAGAGAGGTCATCAAAGTCGGTTGGCTTGGTAAATTTATAAGGCGCTGACTTGATGTGAGGCGTAGCTCTATAGGCACTGCACCATTCTTGCCTCCACCTAACTTCAGCAAAAGCGAGAATATCTGGCACAGTCATTTCAAGAATCATTGGCATCTCTTCTTCTGTAACCATATCCCCAACACCATCGCTAAACGCTACAATGGTGTATTCCTTTGTTGAATCCATATTAAAAGTAAACGTATCCGGTGCTAGTCCAGTCATATTATTGTGTCCAACTGCTTGAGTCGTAGCCAATGGTGTCCCGTAAGGTGGGAACATAGTATAGGTTGAATCATTAGGACATAGCGTGTTCGGTGATAATACTTTGAATGTTTGACATATTGTTGTATAAATACGCGTGCCATACATTTGTCGAAGGCGCGCCTGTTCTTCTTCATTCTCCCACTTATGCAATTTATTCTTCCAGATAACCGAGCCGTTCTCCAAAACAAAGACAAAGGAATCTCCACAGCTTTCTATACAACATCTATTCTTGAAAATCTTGGCACTGATACATGTGCTCCCCGAGCTTCCTATACGAATGGGAACTTTATTAAGAGTCTCATTTAGCGCAAGGATAGGACTGACCTTATTCATAAAATTATCTGTGGCCTCCTGGATATTAGTAACTATTTCTCGAATTTTATTGATAATTGTATCTGCTCCGTGCCCATCGCAAAGTAACGCCCAGCGATAATGTTCCCCTGAAGTATCATCGATTCCTTCTCCTGATGCCGTAAAATCCTGACCCTTTGACAACTGAATCTCTCCTTGAGTAATATCTACATGATGGACTGGAACCATCTCACCCTTACTAGGCTCCCCGGGTGCAATGTCAACTGCATAGTTTAAAGAGACATCTCTCGCCCCTGCTACATCTATAATATTATTGATAGGTGAAATACCCGACATATCAATCGAATAACTAATTGGTTCCCCGAGAAACACTGATTCAACGTCTTCTTGCGACATCTTCCTTAATGCTTATTTCTATTCCTTTTTGATAGCAATAAGCAATCAATTTTTTCCTTTAATCTCTATTAAAGGATAAATGTATTTATCCTCTAAAAGATATGGGTCTATTGTAGACCTTAAATATAAAGCGATTGGTTCGTGGCTACAAACTTCAAGGTCTTCAACGGAATCTCCTTGAGCTTTTCTAGGAGACCCATATTCCCTAGATATTCGGCCATTTTTTCCATTTCCACGGCGATATTGTTGATTTTCAAAATGGCTTTAATAAACTCGCCTAGAAAGATGGTCTTCTCTTTTTCTAAAGTCTGTAATACCAGTTTGCACTCTTCTACTGTTTCAGCCGAACACCACCTAGCAGTATATTCCATCAAATCATAATGGATGTCGTAATTCTCACCAGTGTTAATTTGTGTTGTCGATTCAAAGTCCTGATAATATTCAAACAGGTCGACAATCGGTTTCATCATAGCGGGTGGCCTAATAGTCTTCAAGTCTTCACTTACAGTGACATTTGTAAAACAGCTAAACATGGCTACTAGCTGATTACAAGAGAACTTATCTAAACTATTCTCCTGTAAGAATTGCGCAAAGACGAGTCCATGCACCTCTCTTATATTCGAAGCCAAAGTGCCTTTCAATGTGGGCTTCTTTGTTACCACATCAATGAATCCATCCTTCTCTAGGAAATCACTCACTACTTGGACTTCTCTATCAAGGAATTGTTCTGAGCAGGTCTTGTGATACAAAAGCTCGCGATAATCGATATCAATGATGTTATACTCTTTCAACATAGATAGGTCTTCTTTTATACTGGGATAGGTCTCCTCTAACACATGTATCTCCTTTTCCATGTCCTTCCTCTTTTTATTCTTTTGAAAGCCCACCTCATTCAAACATTCGTTATATCTTTCTAAATGCTCAACAGGTGTTACAGCATGGGCTAGTGAATGCTTTTCCAACTGGTCTCTCAAGTCGGCTTCCACCTTTTCATATTCTTTCAACTCCGCATCAATATCTTGCTGAATCATACTATTCTTGACAAAGGCGGTTCCTTGATCTGAAGCCAAGAGATTCAAGACTAGATGATAAGATATCTTAAACTTACTGACCAGCTTCTGCGGTTTTCCCGACATCATTTTCTTATACTCTGTCATATCAATGGGCTTAAACAAATTATTCAAATGAATAACATGACCAACCGTGTCAATACCACGCCTTCCGGCTCTGCCGGCCATTTGTGTATATTCATGACTATAAAAGGTGCGATTACTCGTCCCGTCGAATTTTGCTACGTCCGTGAACAAGGTGGTTTTAATCGGCATATTGAGACCACATGAGAAGGTCTCTGTAGCAAAGAGTAGCTTAATATATCCTTTGGCAAAGAGGAGCTCAACAATCTCTTTTAAAATTGGAAGGGTGCCCGAGTGGTGCGTAGCAATACCTTTTTCCAAGAGGGATACCATAGTAACATATTCGGGGAGTTCCATATATTCTTTGAAATTAGGGATTTTGGAACGCAAAATCTGCTCACATTCTCTCTTGATAGTATAGCCCACCTTGGAATCGTCTTCTAACAATGGAACAGTAACCTCTTTGGCGGCAATCTCTATTTGCTTCCTGGATAAGATGAAACAAACGGCTGGCAACAAGTTATTCTGTACCATATAAGAGCATACTTGGTTTAAAACAAAGGCACGCTTCATATACACTTGTTTCTGGTCGAACAAGGTGTACATTTTCTTCATCTTTGTATAACACGATTCGTTAAAAGAGCCTTTCTCGTCTTGCAACACAATCGGTTTCCCAATGACATCGCGAATCTGCTTTTCCAACTCTTTGTCTTTTATAGCCTTGAAAATACCAGTAGTGGAACATAGGAAGGAATAATGAATTAACGGGACAACGCGTTGCTTCAAACTCGTCAAATAGACTTCTTTGGAGCCCGAGCCATTGGTTTCACACCAACTGGCGAATCTTTCTGGGCTGTCTAGAGTGGCTGAAAGCATCACATTCTGCACATGCTCAGGTAGCAACATCAAGATGGATTCCCATACATGACCTCTCTCTGGGTCATTGATACTGTGAACTTCGTCATGAACCACACACGCGAGCTCATTATCAAAGTCCATATTAAAGAGAAGAAGCGCTTCACTAGTAACGCCATTTTTTTTCCTGTATAGCGTATTTTGCAAGATTTCAGCAGTCATAATAATGACATCGGCTTCGGGATTGACTTTGACATCACCGGTAAGAAGGCCGAATGAAATATGTGGATATTGCTTACTAAAATCATAATATTTTTGATTACTTAAGGCTTTAATGGGGGAAGTATAGATGACTTTCTTTCCTTTACCGACAAAGTATTGAATGGCGAACTCACTTGGTAAAGTTTTGCCAGAGCCTGTTGCGGCACAAACGAGAGTATGCTGGCCTTCTACAATGGCTTCAATGGCATACTTTTGGAAGGAACTTAATGGAAATGGAAATACCGAGAAATATTCCTGATACTTTTCTTCATTCTCTTTTGGATAGGTTGTGGGGCAAATCTTTACCATGTTGTTATCGTATATTATACATAAGAACATGGAATCTTTATAAATCAATTTTATTAGTTATATTGTATAAGAAACTATTCGTATACTATAGTATATAAAGAATGGCACAACAAAGTAGAAAACAAAGAGCTAATACAACAAATAATTCAAAAAAGAATAGAAAGGTCATGGTGGGTGGTGCCAATGCCAGTTATAAAACTTTCAATCATTTTGAAGATTTTTCTACAGCATGTGAATCAGCCAAGTTTAGAAGCGAAGAGGCCTTTAGAGGCAGTATGTTTTCATCAAAAGTAGAACCAACTGAATGTGAGAAAATGTTGGCAGTCTTGAATACTATTTTACTGTCAAAGGGTGATTCTTTAAAGTATATTGAATTTATAAATGATGTGATTCATAAAGAATATAAACAAGAGATGGACGAACTAGATAAAGAAATAGATGATTTAGATAATAAAATGGGTGAACTTGATAAAAGGAGTTATAAAGTAGAAGAGGATAAAGCATCAATTCCAAAAAAGGTGAAATTAGGTATAGATGTAACTGGCGAGGGACCAAGAATTTCAGCTGAAGAAAATGATATAGTAGTATCTAGGGAAGAGTTAAAGGTATTACAAGCTGAAGCAAAGATAAAAAAACGAAATAAAATACAAGAACTATCTAACAAATATGTAGGCATAGGTGGTCAACATTTGTTAGATTATGTAAAAAAATTATATGTAACAAAAGATGTTGAGCACTTAAAAGAACTATTGCTTATTTTAGACCCGGACTTTTACAAAGTATTGGTTGACCCTGATTTTTACAAAGTGAAAGGATATACTGATAATACAATGGTTCCTCCAAATAATTATAATAAAGCGATAGAAGGCTTACAATTAACTAATGAGAAAATACGACAATGGATATATGATACTAATAATGAGTTATATGCACTAAAAGAACCAAGAGATTTACATAAATTATTTGAGAGATATCAGGCTAGAGGATTAAATCACTATGAAAAAGATACATATAGCTATCTAACCGACATGACTTTTTCCAATGCTAGAGTGAATGAAAGCACTATTCATAGGTATAAACCAAATATGTGTTGGGACCTTTGTTTTGATGTAACATATAATGGTACAATATTTCTTCCAGAAGCTCACGATATTTCACATAAAAAAAGTGTAGATAAAAAAATAAAAGCATATATGAAGCTAGAAAAAGAATATGAATCTACAGTTGAACAAGCAAAAAATGGAAGTATTAGTGATGTTGATTTAGCTACTTATATTGAAAAGCAAGAGAAAGTGATTCAAGAAGAAGAAAATTATTTATATAATGAAACCAATTTGTTAACAGACACTTACCGTTTTAAATTACTTCAGGGGTGGAATATAGTAGAATATAATACAGACCAAGGTACATATAGATGCTTTGAATCATTTGTAAGAGAGGTATTAGGTCAACGCGGGATATTCTCTCCTGCTATTATTATAGGAAGTCATAATAATATTCGAATATTAGATGGTAGAAATACAGTAGAGGAGAATATTTCTGGTTTTGTTGAATTTCTGATAAATGAGATTCATGAAGTATTTCCTGGATCTGATATAGTTGACCCATCAGTAGTACAAAAAGTTCCATACACCCCAGCTGATATGGCTAACCAAAATGCACGCACTTTTATAAATGACAATATGAATAAACCTGAATATCCTTATTTACAAAGATATATATTTTTATCGGGAAATATATTATTAAACTCGGTAATTTCGCCAAAACTGTTTCAACCCTATGGACGATTTGATTTATTTTCTCGATATTATGATAAAGATATAGATAATTCACCAAATAATCCTTATCAAATTAGTCCGAGTGTAACTGCACGAGTTATACAAACTGCAGATGAGATACTAGAACTGTTGCCTAATATAACAGAAATATATTTTGATTTTTTATATGAACACATTCCAAATTATACTGATTTTTTTAAAGATAAAAATATAATAAGTATACTAATACAACCAAAAATTATAGATTTTAATAATAATGTTATGTTCTCGCATTCAATAACAGAATGTAGAAGTACGAGAGATTTGGTTTTAATAGGTTATATATTACAAATTATTAAAGTTACAAATATTAATAGTGACGATATATCTACCATAAAAGCAGAGGCAAAAATGTGTTTTCTTTGGGTGAGTGAAAACCCAATGGATCTGTTATTCTTTGACAATCAAGATATAAAGACAGGAGATTGGGTCCCATGTCTAATAACTCGTTCTATTATGAATCCTATAAGAGAAGCGTTATTACCTAGAGCTCCTCCTCAACCAGTTCCAGCAGATTATCAAGCTATTTTTACTCAAAACAAAATGAATAAAGGAGTTTCAAATCAAGTTATTTTTGAAGTTACCCGTATACCACTACCCGCGCTAAATAACTATGAAAATGGTCGTGAAGAACCCACATCAGCCCATTGGCAAATATTACAAGATTATTTTAGTTACTACACTTCGTAAAAAAATAAAAAGCTTTATCTCTCTACAAATTATAGAGAGAGACAAAGTATGGAACCTCTACAAATTATCATCTGTATGTTGGCTGGTCTAATTGCCTACGCTATCATCACTGTGTTTTTTATTAACTATACTTTAAAAAAAGCATTCCACAGTTATAATGAGAAACTAGAATTAATAAAACAACTATTGGTTGCTAAAACAAATAATGAAGAAAAAGAAAAAGAAGTTAATAATACTTCTACTACTACTATAAAATAGAAATGTTAGGAAATAAATATAGAATTCTTGGGAAACTTGGTAAAGGCAACTTTGGTTCTATTTATAGAGGCATCAATATTCGCACCCAAGAAGAGGTGGCCATTAAAATAGGACCAGAATCTAGCTTGTTAAAACACGAAACCCAAGTGTATCAGTATTTAGGCAAAACACCTGGATTTCCTACTGTTAAATGGTTTGGTCTTCACAATAATAATTTTTATATGGTGTTGACCATGTTAGGTCACTCTCTCTCTTTTATAAAAGAGAATGCCAAACGACTCTCTCTTCCTATGGCACTAGCAATAGGAAGACAAATGATAGAGCGATTGGAATATATCCATGGACGAGGACTTATCCATAGAGATGTGAAACCGGATAATTTTTTACTAGGACGAAAAGAGCTATCTAGCACGATTCACTTAATCGATTTCGGGTTTTGTAAGCGTTATACGGATAATGATGGACAACATATACCCATGGTAAAAGATGGGTCTCATATGATAGGCACACCTAACTTTGTCAGTATTCATATTCTTGATGGAATAACACCTAGCCGACGAGATGATATAGAATCATGTATCTATATCATATTATATCTTATTACAGAGTCCTGGACTGATATTTCAAGAGAGAAAAAGCTTTCTTATAGGGAAAGCACAAATGTTCCTGAATGCATCAGGCAACTGCTCTCTTATTGTGATACTTTGGAATTTGATGAAACCCCTGATTACGAAGCCATTAAATTATTTCTTTGATTTTCTAGACTTTCTAACCTTTCTAGACTTTCTTCCCCGTTTACTTCTTTTCCCTTTAGCAGATGAAGATTGTTTTAATTTCCAGATAAAATAAAAGGTAACTGACTTCGTTATACCTAATTCAGCTAAAGAAGCATTCCTATTTTCAATAACTTTTCCTTTATATAACAATCTAACCTTGTGTCCTTCAGCAAATTCACTAGAGACATATTTCTTAATGTCTTTTACCTGGGTTTCCAATGGAAATGCATGAGAGCCATGTGTTGTATCAATAGCATCCTTAAAGGTAATTGTTATTTCGCTCATTCTTATACTCTATAGAGAGATAATAAAATCTAGTTATATTATATAGTTATCTATGGCCGATTTGGGAACAATTATAGGAATTAGCACATTGGGTGTGGCGGTTGTTGCTATAGGTGGGCTCGCACTTTTCACGAGAAAGAATAGGTCTAGGAGAAGTAAAAGTAGCAAAAAAAGTAGTAGCAGCAGTAATAAGTCAAATTATGATATTGGAACAGAACACTTTGATAAAAAAACTGGAGAAATGTATAGAGTAGGTCCACTTCTGTTACCACACGAAAAAGAGAAAAAAGAAGACTGGACTGACATACTTAATTCACCTCATATAAATCAAGAAACAAAAAATGAAATATTAGCTAGTTTTGCTCGCGGTAAAAAATCATCCAATAAAAAGACAAAAAAACAAAAGAAAATATAATAATAACAAGGTATACTATATGGACCCTGGAACAATCGCTGGAATAACAATTGGTGCAGTAGCTGGAGCGATACTATTAGGAAATGTAGGAAGAAATCTCACCATTAGACATGAAAGAAGTAAAAGAATAAATAAAGCAAGAACTCAAGCAGAACGTCGGATATTTACAGGAAATAAAAATACTTACGCTGTAAGTGAAGGAGTTGCTGACTATTCAAGAACAAAAGGTGTTTTCAGTGACCCAACTGCTAGAGGAAGAAGAAAGAAAACAAGGAAACAAAATAAAAAGAAATAAAAATAATAATAGCGATGTATAATATATGGACCCTTTAACAATAACAGGAATTGCGGTTGCTTCAGCAGTAGGTGTTCTCACAATAAGTGGCATAGGCACTGCATTAGTTCGTAATAAGATTAGTAGAAAAAGAAGAGTTCAATTTTCTACCGGAAGCCAGGGAATAACAACTCGACGCGTATCCACATCGATACCTCGAGCGAAACCTTCCTCACAGAGATTCTCTAGAAGGACAAAATAAATGTTATGTAAAAGGATATAAAGCCATACTATAGTAGTATAGTATAGCTTGTAACATGGCAACAGATACTCAGGTTGACTCTAACTCAAGTGAGCGTTTTTTGGGACGGGTGAAGTGGTTTAATACCAAGGCCGGATATGGATTTATCACGGCGAGTGAGGGTGAGCGCAAGGATAACGATGTCTTCGTTCATCACAGTGGTATTAGTGTAGATAGCGAGCAGTATCGTTATCTAGTAGAGGGTGAGTATGTTGAGTTTGCTATTAAGCATACTCCAGGTGCTGCACACGAGATTCAGGCTGATAGCGTGAGCGGTATTCGCGGTGGAAAGTTGATGTGCGAGACACGCCGAGAATATCGCGAGACGCGAAAGACCTTTCAAGAGGCTAATGGCACTGAGCCCAGAGGTCGTCGCGCTCCTTCTTCTGGTGCTGATGAGGGTTGGACATTGAATCAAACTAGAAGAAGCGAGGGTGCGAGCTCTGGACGAGGACAGGGGCGTCCCCAAACACAAGGACGAGGCCAAGGCCAAAAGCGCACTCAAAAGAAACCCACTATCGAGATGGCTTAATTAGCTAATTATCCACTTATTCGTTTTACCATGTGTATAATTTACAATATATATGGTATATGGAGTCGAAAGAATCTATGTTATCTATTATTTCAGAGTTTAAAATTCAATTACTTATGTTTCAAAAACGAATTAGAGATTTAGAAAAACTAGTTAAAAAGCATGATAAAAAGCATGATAAAAAGCATGATAAAAAGCATGATAAAAAGCATGAGAAATCAAATGAAAAAACAAATGAGAAAATAACAGAAAAAAGAGAGAAAGAGTTAGATAACAAAGAAGATAAACCCAAAAAAGGATTTGCACGACCCATAGAGGTGACCAAAGAATTGTGTGATTTTTTAAATAAAGAAGACGGAACAAAAATGGCGAGAACCGATGTAACAAAAGCGCTAATAGAATATATTAAGGAAAACAATCTTAAAAGTGTAGAAAATGGACAAATTATTCATCCAGACGAGAAACTTAAAATACTTTTAGGATTAAATGAAAATGAAAATATCACTTATTTTACCTTACAAAAATATATGAATAAGCATTTTATAAAAAATACAGAATCCTTGGTAAAATAAAATCAAGAGAAATACTAATGGTATATTTTACAGAAGAAGAGCGAATTATACTACAAGACGCCAATAACAAGTTAAAAATAAAAGACGACCTATCTGTTGAAAAGAACAGAACTATCTTTTTTATATATTCTCCGCCTAAAGTTGGGTCAACCGCATTGGTATCTTCTCTTAGATTATCGCACGCAAATAGGATTACTGTTATTCATGTTCATAGCGAAATAATGTTAAAAGTCTTGTGTAATGTAGAGAATGTAAAGATAATAGATATTATTAAATATAATAAATGGTTAGGGAAAACTGTGTATGTGATTGATATTTATAGAACTCCTATAGAGAGAAAAATGTCTTTATATTTTCAGGACCTTAGCACATTTCACTTTAATGCTTCAATAGATACTATAAGTAACTATAGGATAGACCGACTTATTAAACGATTTAATAATATTTTTTTGCATATAGCAAATGAGGATTATTATAGAGATATTTACAATATTTCTTATACCGAACAGTTTCCTTTTTCAGAGAAGTATGCTGTAATAGAGCAAGATGAGATAAAATATATTAAGCTGAGATTACAAGACAGTCATGAGTGGCGATTCATGTTAAAACAAATAACTGGATTAGATGTAATGATAGTAAAAGATTATGAAACAGCGAATAAAGAAATAGGTTCTCTTTATAAGAAATTTAAAGAGGCTTATAAAATTCCGCCTTATTTATTAGACGCAATAAAGAGTGATAATGCATTGCATTATTATTTAACTCAAACAGAGATTTCCGCTTATATAGATAGATGGGCAGAAAATAGTGGTTGTTCTTGCATTAATACATGTGCTTGTGTAGGTTATACACAACAAGAATATGCATTATATATGGCTATAAGTGGTGAGAACGCTAGTCAAATGTGTGTAGAAGATTCGTCAGATCATTATTTAGATGTGGGTTGTGTGTGTGTGGGTTGTAGTCGTAAAAGGTGTGATATGTTATTGGGTGTTGGTGTTGGTGTTGGTGTTGGTGTTGGTGTTGGTGTTGGTGGAATAAAGCATAA